CATTCCCCATAAAGGAATATGGGCATACTCGACTTTAATTTCATTGATGCCCCGATAGATTGATTTTAAACTCCCTGCAACGCCAACTAACTTAGCCAGTCCACTATTTTGTTTACGGATGGCCACATATCCATCATCATCCCCATAAAAAACCCAACCGTGCGCCCTGTCCATGAATTTTGATTTTTCCCATGATTTGCCCGTGGTTTTAATATAACTTTGATTGAAAATGTTATATGCCTTATCGAAATCAACATTGTTTATTTTTTCTGTTATAGTCTTGTCCATAATCATACCATTATAAATATCGAAAGAAATGACAAAAGTAATATATTAGATTAAGGAAGAACGGCGGGAACGGCACCACGAACGAGAACGCCAATATTATAACTTACTCCTGTATAATCCATATCATCGGCAAAGGTAGTAAAATGAACACTCTGTATAAAAACAATTCCCCTATCTTTAATATTTTTTATAATATCTAATTTGGCATCTTTTTTAGCATTCTCGTTCCAATCATGTGAATATCTACCATGTATTTTATAGTGCCGACAAACATGAGGATACCGCCCTTTTTCTTCATCGCCAGCCCTAGTATATGTATAATCATAAAGAACATTTTCCTTATCCGTAACGAAGGTAATCCATGATAGATACACGAAACCCGCATTTTTTAGTTCGTCAGGCGTAAATATTTCTTTTTGCGTCTGATGTAAAGAGTTTAGTTCCTTTCCATTCATATAAGATACATAGATAACTTATATATGCAATTACTTTTTATATGGAAGAAAAAATACCCAAAAATTTTAAGAGAGGTAAGAGGAAAATGTCATGAAAAAGTCCCTATTAAAAACGCATATAAGAGAGATAACAAGGAATAGTCGTAATTGTATATATATTTATTTCCCATTAAAAAATGACACGAATATATAAGACGTATGTGGCCGGGGTCGAGGCACCCCCCTTTTTGCCTATTAAGAAGCAGGGGATCGGGTGGTAGGGTGGTGGCTTTTTGGCCCCTTTTTGACCGTTTTAAGTGGGGTATGGGGTAGGGTGGCCCATGCCTTTATACCCACATTATTTACCCTACCCATGGGCTATATGTCAATGGGGTTCTTTAGTTGCGTTTGGATATTGTAAACGAGATTGTCCATCATAGTTGTTACGGCAGGACGAAACTCCAATACGGAAACATTGGAAAAGGGCAAAGGTTTCTTCTGCTCTAAGAGTTGAGCATAACGTTCATTCAGTTCTTTTTGTATGACGCTACCAATGTGAGTGAGTTGAGCATCCGTAAATTGTATTCTCATAGTGTGATGATAATATACTATTCAATTCTAAATGTCAAGAGATTTCTTTAATCAATTGACGGAAACCATTTCCAATAGGCTTTCTCTTGTGCTTTATTGTTTCGTTTGAGAGTTTTTAGATTTACTGTAAGACTACCACCGACCTTTTTGATTTGGGCGAGGGCATCTTTTTTGGATGTAGCATGAGTTTGATTGAACCCACCTTCATTCCAATTCCATGTATATAAAACGCGTGATGTCATATTGTTATATTATACTATTCGTTATGGAATGTCAAGATATTTGATAAAGGTCTTGAATGTCTCTCTCTACAAATCGCCCGACCATATATCTATCATCATCGGATTCGGTCTTAGTTACGGCGATGATTGCATGTGTTGATAAATGGTTAGTAAGGAATACATGGGGAACATACCCTTGCACAATTCCTTCAATTGCTTTTCGTTTCCAACCAATGTAAAATCTAACTTTCATAATGTGATGATAATATACTATTCACTATGGAATGTCAAGGATTGTCGGAGAATACTTTCTGTGCAACTAATACGAGTAAGCAACCGAGACTGAGGAGGACGGAAGTATTATCACTCCAACCATTTGATTTCATGGCAATAACAATGGCGGTTATTGATATACCTACAACGACGAACCAAAGTAATTCTAAAAGCATTCTCATAGTGTTATTATTTCCACAACTCTTGGTCATTCTGGCAACATTGAGGACTAGAAGCTAAAAGACCACAATCAGGACATTTGGCTTTGGATTGACGTGCTTTCTCTTTAACGTCATTATCATATTGTTTTATGAAATTGCAAATAACATGACGATATTTGCTATCAATTTTAGCCAACTGTGAAGTTTTTAAATCAAATAAGCCAGCGTTATCAGCATCTTTAAGAACTTGAATGAGTGATGGATAGTGAATCATAGTGTGCTGATAATATATTAATTAACCATTCATGTCAACTTTAATCTCACCACCATTTTTATACATGGCACGAATGTCTTGAAGTTCTTTAGATGTGGATTGACGAAAGGGAGAGTTATTAATGGATAGTTGCATGTCATTACCACCACCAAGTTTAAAGATGAAGTCCACACGATTGTTTCCCGTGGGTTTGTATTTCGGATTGAGGATGTAATGTCCCGTGATTTTCATGTTGCTATAATATACTATTGGATGGTGAATGTCAATAGTTATGTGTGCGTTCCGTATGGGAAAAGTTTAAGGATGGGTCATACCAAATAAAACCATCATCTACTTCCACTATTTTCGTAACAATGTGAGATAGACCACCCTCAATTCTTTTGGCCAATGCTTTGATGAGGGCATTGAAAGCGGAGGCAGCATGTTCTTCGATAACTTCACCACTTTCAAAATGAATCTTATATTTGTGGAATTTCATGGTGTTATAATATGGTATTCGTTATGAAATGTCAATTATAATTTCCATTTTTTACCGACTAATTTTTCGTAGATACCCTCAAGATATTCCGCATGTCCTTGGTGCCAGTCATAACGTCCCTTTTCGATTCTTTTGGATAGATAGTCGAACTTTGATTCAATTTTGTTCTTTACGATTTCATCACGGAGAAGTCCTATGACCAACTCAATTTCTTCTAAATCAAGTTTGGCCGTTACCGTTGCATTGCCTTTACCATCCGTTTTAATCATGGGACGATAATATATTATTTACGGCTTAATGTCAAGGGACTTTTCCGCGTCATATTTCACCAAGGTTTTTTCAATGGCCACGGCTAATACTTTGTCTCTGGCATCAACATACAAGTCCGTGAAGTGTTCGTCAATGATTACTCGCCAATTACCAACTCTATCCCTAACCATTTCGATTCTATTCACGTCCGCGTTAGAAATGGCTTCTAATCTTGCAAGTTGTATGTCGGTGTTGCTCATTTTTTAAAGTGTTGACTTTTTACCCTGAAAGTTTAAACAGACTTCTAGCTCAAAGCAACCCACATATTTTCAATGGTCTGACTTGTCTTGGTCGAAGTGTGAAGATAGTACTAAATTGATTCGGGTTTGTAAAGGGAAATATACACTTCATTTCGATGTTCCGTGAAGAAGAATGTTTTGGGACTGCTATGAAATGATAGAACCACTTCATTAGTTTTATGAGAATGAATGATTGCAGGAACCAAATCATCCTTACGACTTTGAAAGCGTAAAGGTTTATCCGTCACCCATTTAATCATGTTTTTATCACCCATGTCCAAAATCTGGCGGAATATGTAGGTAACTTTCATATTAAACGGTGAAAGGTGAGGTTTGTTTCAAATAGACCGAGAAGTTTTCCCATGAAAAATCTTTATCCGTGTAATATCTATTCTGTTCCCAATCACCACGGTCAATTTCAATACATTCATCGTTGGCACGGAGAACTAACCAACCATTATAATTGACGACATAATCTTCGGATTGCACCAGCTTCTTTAATGTCTCAATGTTCTTATCCATACAGAGATATTATACTATTCCATTTAAAAGTCAACTCTTTTTATGCTTTTCTTCAAATAATACCTGTTCAACAATGAGACCACCGATATTTTTTTGGAGCCATTCCACAATCTGTGCATGTGAAGGCCCATACAATCCATCAGTCTGCTTCAACATCATTTCGGCTGTCTCAATAATATATCTTGGATTGGCCCATTCAATATCATATTCAGACATTCCCAAAACTCCTGCATAGTGTTCGCAGGTATCATCAATGCCCCAATTATTTTGAATAGCTTTTGCTGCGGCCCACTTTGTAATATCAGCATGTTGACTCATATTATTTATTGAAATCTCGAATAGCTTTAATAAAAATCCATAACCATTCAATAATAAAGAAGAACGGAAGAAGATTAAGAAAGATTCGTGTGCGCGTCGTAAAGGAGCGACGTTCAACGCGCATATCACTATCCATCACGACAATGATTGTAATAATAAGAAATTGAATGCCATACAGTGTAGCGAAGAAAATTGGCACAGAGAATTTTTCGTTTGTCATAATGTTATAATATGGTATTCGTTATGAAATGTCAAGGACTAATCCGCAAACTTCGGAAGTTCACTCCAACGAGCCGAGAACACATCATTGCTTTTACCGAGAACACGAGGACTTTGAATTCGTTCATGCGTGTCCAAACGTTCATACACAACAATGTCATTGATTTGAGAAGTCCACATAGAATCCGTTTTATTATCTTTGGCGAGTTGAACGGACACCACTTTAACTTGAACGACTGGCTCTGGTTGACTTGGATTGCAACCACACGCGACCAGACCGATAACTAAAAGACTAAGGAATGTTTTCATGGTAGAATAATATACAATTCATCCGAAAATGTCAAGGGAATTAAGAAAGATTGTCAATTTCCTTCAACAATTCTCGAATCTTGGACACCTTGAATCTCTGGCATCCGACTGTGACATAATCATTCCCGTATTCAAAAGATGCTGTATATGAATCATTCAGTTTAATGTCCACGGAAGAATTGGCATAAATGGAAGAGGCAAATTCCGCAAAGCTAATGGACTCCGTGCTGGAACGACTACCATCCCACTCACCATGAGCAAAATAGACATACGGATAACCCATATCTATTTCACCAACGCCAAATCCTGAAACACGTTCTCCAATGGATGCTAATAGAATGGAGACGGCACGTTTTTCTTTGGCATTTTCACACTTAATATGAATTGCGGCTTCTTTGAGTTTGGCGATGAATGATTTACTATGTTTCATAGTGATATTATATTATTTATGGACAATGTCAAGGATTAACCAACGAGTTTTGCAACTTGCTCATTGATATTTTTCAAGAACTTATAGCCTTCTTTATCAAGATATGCTTCAATTTCTTTGAGAGTGTGGATTTTTTCATAAAAGTCATTGCTGTTCACACCACAACCCATTCCCAAGAGTTGATATTTCGTATTGTAAGCACATTCAACGAGAAGTTGATTGCAATATCCATGACGGACAAATACATCACCTTGCTTTAATTCACGTTGCTCCGTGAGGCATCCGTCACTCTTGGCTTTGGTAACGTCAAGATTATAATTCACACCATCAATAACAATTTTTTCAATCATATGTTTTTAAATTAGTTTTTGGAAACAAACTCGTAACCCTCATCGTTCAAGTAGTTTACCATTTCACTGTGAGTTTTGCCATAAGCATTACCCACATAAAAACCACTAAACAAGTTACCATTAAGACCCGCTAGGAAATATCGGCTTCCCAACTCCGAACGAACTTGAAGGATAGAAACTTTTTTGCCTTTGAATTGAAAAATGTTTCCTGCGTCAACCGTGGTAATTTTACGATGTTCAATCAAATCCACGGAAAATGGAACGATAGTAATGTTGCGATCACCGACTTTGCCAATGCTCGTATCAAATTTAACATTGTAGCAATCCGAATTTTCGATTTGGAATAGACCAGAATGGATTGTGCCATTTTGTCCTTCAACCGTCACCTTATCACCGACTTTAAAAGTTTTATTCATATTTGTGTGCTATTGTATATTGTTTTTTGTTAATGTCAATTAAAAAGTGAAATTTACGGCGAATTCAATGTTTTTCAATTCAATGGGATACGCATGAATGTCAGCACCAAGGAAAAAGGAGTCTTGTGTCATATCCTGACAGAATCCAATAAGTTGAACTTCATCTTCATCATCGGGTTTAGAGATTACCAGAACTTTTTTATACAAACGCGTGGTATAATCAAACTCACCGACTGAAACAGAACCGTGATTATTGCCAGACAGTTGAAGGAATTGACCGACATTGGCATCACCAAGACGAATGGATTTAAGGGTGGGTGATTTTTGTGTGGGAATGTTTTTAGTTGTAGTAATCATAAAATTATTGTGGTTTTAAGGTTTACCACCAACCTTTTTCTGGTCTCAATTCTCCGAAAACTGAGGATTCAAGAAATTCATTACGGTGCAGATATTATATATTATCCTTAAACTTGTCAAGGATAATTTAATCTTTTTTAATGACGCCGTGCAACAGGGCTTGTTTGTAAGTGAAATTGTGATTCTTTTCCATCCATGCAAACAGATTAAAGTCACCCGTCACTTTTTCAAACCAATACTTTTTCAGTTCCGCAACGGTTCGAGTCAAATCACTGATATATTGACGGTCTGCTTTCATTTTCTTAGTGGCCTTGCGTAACACTTCTTCGGCAAATACCGTAGGAGTCAAGCAAGCTGCCAAGCAACGAATTTCAATGGGATTCAATTCATTATTATTGATAATGTTTCGTATGGCATCTTCATACTCCAAAAGAGCTTTTTGTGCTTCAATGGCCGCATACGTATCATGGCGAAGCGCACCAAAATCATTTACAATCTTATTCATAATGTGATATTATATTATTCCGAAATGGAAGTCAAGACAGATTCTCCAAAATTTCCAATCTCAACATTAACACAATGATATTGACGCGCAACGTCAAAAATTTGTGCAAAGATGTAATCCAATGTGGCGGAAATTAAAAGCTCATTCGTTTTAGCGTCAACTAATCGGGCATAAACAAATTGAGGATTTGATGGATGCCAATGAATGTTTGCAATTTTAACGTGCTTCATATTATGGTATTCAAAAGTATTTGTCAAGGCAATCAGTCACAAATTAAACAACGGGCGGAAAATTCTCTTGAATCAATGTGGCATGAATCTTTTTAACGGAATCAGCACCAAACCAACCACCCTGTTCATTAATCCAAATATCACCATACTTTTCAATCATACGACGATACAGACCATTCGGGACAGTAGTTTCCTTTGTTCCGAGATATGACCAATACTTGCAATTGCTGGTATTAGTAATGAGGCAAAATTTCTTTTTCATGTTGTTATAATATATAATTAAAGGATTGAAGTCAAGGAAAAATGTCCTGAATCTTAGGTTTGGTTACTTTTTATCAGGTTAAAAAGACAGAACCCACACATACCAAGGGCTACCATTTAACGTCACACTCTAAGCTTATGACGACTCATCATTCGGGCTAAATCTAATTCAAATAGAAAGGAAAGTCAAGGATTATTTTTGTGAGGCCAACAACTTTTTCAGTTTATTGATTACTTTGGCACGGGCTTTCGCACAGGCATAATCAATGGAAGTTTCTACTTTGCCTTTTTCGGTTGAATCAATGTCTCCATTATTCCAACCTTCAATTTCCGCAACGAGATTATTAATTTCTTTATTCATAGTGAGAAGATAATATACTATTCAATGAGGGTTGTCAAGAAATTTTATGCCACATTTAAAGCAAATTCTACACTTCGGTAAACAGCCATGGCATCACCACCACTTATCCCACTAAAATCTACCACAGTTTTTTCGTTTTTAATGACAATCCAATTACTCCATTCCGTATCTAAAAGTTTGGTGTAGAAAAAATCGGCAACGTCCCTAACACTTTTGAAATGACGCAACGTTGTCATATTGCTTTTATTAATGACGATGAACGGATAAACTTTCATATTGCAGATAATACACTATTCAGGTTTAAAGTCAAGGCTTTTTCTCATGGTATATCCCAATACTTTACCATTATCCGCTTGTGTTGCAATGACCCAACCAAAGAGGCGTAAGACAGGATTAAACAGCACCTTGAACCATATACGATGATTAATGGCCGTTCCCGTCTCATCATAAACAAAGTAACCCCGAAAGATTTTCATTAGTTACCGCCACCAAATTCTTGAGCGGCTTCCCAAAGTTCTAAGTCATTACGAAATTCAATGTGAGAACCACAAGGCGTTTCAATGCTTACCATGTCATACCAAAATCCGTAAATCATACAATAGGTTCAATTAAAGGTTTTTCAACTTTCACAACATCGGAATAAAAGGCATGAGTTTCACGAACACTGTCTTGCCATTTATATTCTAGCTTAACCATCTTAGGAGAGAATCCCATGATATTTCCAAAAATCAATCCTTTATAGCTTGGTGGATTAAACACAACTCTATCACCAACCGCTAAATTTTTTCCGAGTTTATCTTGCATTTTTATCATAGAATAAAATGTTAATAAGGATGCAACCAACCGCGACAATCAATAAATTTATTCCAGACGTTGCACCCGTTTTAAAGTCGTGGATAGGATAACCCATCGCGGAAGTGAAAACGCCAAAAATAGTGCAACCAATAAAAGATTTATAATTCATTTTAATTTTTTTCTTTAATAATTACGATGAGTGTGATTAATGCAAAAAATCCCAACACACCAACGACAATAATAAATCGTTGATTATCTTCAATGGACAAAAAGTGTAGTAATTCTTTCATGGATTATTCGAGGGGGTTTTCGTTTTCTTCATTTATCATCCATTCACAAGCGGCACGAACACCTTCTTCATACGTCATTCCTTTAAACTTGGAACTTCGTTTATAGATAAGGTCACTAGCATCATCCGCTAATTGTTGAATTTCTGTTTCCGTTTTCATGGTTGAATAATATACTATTGAAGTGTAGTCGTCAAGGAAATTGTGTGGTTTTTATTAAGGATAACCACCAACCTTTTTACTTCCCTACTTATTATTCGAGGGTAAGAATATCACCGTCCACTTTGACAACTTGGAGGTTGCCAGCGTCAAGAGCAAATTCACGGAACTTGCTAATGGGCAACATTTTGCGGACTTTGTTTTTGGCAATCGTCATGGCGGAAGATTTGACGGGTTTTTTCGGCGTCCCTTCTTCAATGACAACCTTGGATTGAACCAAGCCAAACAGTTGCAAAGTGCCGTCCGTTTCATTCAAGTTCAAACCATTACCGAGAGGGATGTATTGACCCTTTTTGGTATAATCTTCGCTCTGAGTGCCGTTATTGTGTGCCGTAATGGACTTGTTCAAAGAATCCAACACGGCTTGTGCGGCGTCCTTCAAATCAGGTTCAATTGTTTGCATGGCGATTTCCAATTCCAACTTGCTCTTTTCCAAGAGATTGTCGTATTTGCTGCCGAGAATGACAGTATAGCGAGCCAGACTTCCATCGGTTTTTGAGCGATAAAGAATGGAGGCGAATTGTGCGTGGGTGAGACTGCGGAGTTTTGCGATAATTGACATATTAACTTATTGATATACGTTGTTAATTTCATTGATTGACCAACTGAATTGTTTGTCTATCAACGTGGAAGATAATACCACAACAATATAAAAAGTCAATAAGTTTTTATATTTTTCTTCACGTTTTATTCTTTCACTTTATATTTATATATTGACAGATAGACATTGAACTGATATTATGAAAGATATATTATGGGAAGAAAAAAACTTAACAGAACCATCGAAGAAGTTAAAGAGCAATCCAACTATCGCTCAAAACAATACTATCAACGAAACAAAGATAAATGCAACCAAAAAGCAATGGAGAGATATTGGAATAAAAAGCGGGATTTACAAGATAGTAAACAAGATTAATGGTCATTGGTATGTGGGAAGTTCTTTGGATGTTTATACACGATTTAGACAGCACAAAAGACGGTTAAAAAAGAACATCCACGAAAACCCCAAACTACAATCTGCATTTAATAAATATGGCATTGACAATTTTGAATTTGTTTTCTTTGAGCCTACTACAAATCTTTTAGGTATTGAGCAGACCTATTTAAATATCTGCAAATTAAATCCGAAAACATCCTACAATTTAAACTATAACGCAGAATCGCCACGCTTAGGAATAAAACATACCCATAAAACAAAGAGAAAAATGTCAGAATCTCAAATGGACAAAACCGTTTATACATTTTTAAACGTCAAAACTAATGAAAAATTTATTGGAAAGCGATATGATTTTTATACAAAATTTCCAATTAAACCTCAAAACATTTACGCCCTTATTACAGGAAAATTAAAACACTGCAAAGGCTGGGTAATTATTTTACAGGAAAAGGTTGGAATTGATCAATATAACATCTAAGGGCCGCGACTTTTGTAGATGCTTTCGTTCTAACACCAAAATGCGACGTAGTATTTTCAGCATACCAATTAACAAACTCATCGGAATTTTGAATTTTTATAATATGAGCAACTGCTATGATAGTTTTTTCAAACGGTTTAATAGATAATTCGGGAAATTGAGATTTTAATCCATCATTGAATGCGTCATTATATTCTTTACGCTTATCAAATTCTTGCTCCATCCATTTAAAAATAGAGAATTCATCTTTAATATCAGGAGACTTTCGATGGCAATCGGAACATAACAAAACGAAATTGAGAGGGTTGTCTTTTCCTCCTAAAGAGTGTGGAATGACATGACATCTTTCAATGAGCGTGTTTTTATTTTGATCTATTTCCCCACTGTCAGTCAACCACCAATTTTCCAATGCTCGACAACACCAACATCTATCCGTTTGAGAATCAAGAAATAGTTTTCCATGCGTTTTTTTGGCAAGTCTATCTTTGCGATTGGGATTGTCTAAATTTCCCCACCAAGCAGCTAGGATTTTCTCTTTGCTTGGAAAATGTCGTTTTTTCTTTTCCAGAGGTCACACCAAATACTTTATTAGTTTCCGTTGATTTCCATGCAACACAATTCAAATATCTCTGATGAAACTCGGCCACTTTTCTACAACGATAGAGAACACCGGATTTAAACTGCTCCTGCGTTACGAGATTTGCAGGTTCTTGTGGAATGTTATATGTAATTTTCATGATGTAATAATATGCGATTCGATTTTAAATGTCAAGAATTATGATTCGTTTTGTCCTTCTTGATAACCATCGTAGTTACCTTCACTGTATCGACAACGTCCATAGATACGAACGGCTTCTTTTTGCTCATCCGTCATGGCATTCAGAATTGCAAGGGACTTATTGTTTTCGGGGATTACCTTTTGATAATCTCGCCAGTGCCAATTAAATTCACTTATTGTAAAATCCATACGAGGATAATACACTATTCCCACGCAATGTCAATAGTTTTTTGCTTACCGAGACACGCGGAAGATTTAACGAAATATGAAAAATCTTCGGATAACAAAAAGGAACGAGTCTTATCAAACTCATAGACGGAATTTCTAAAGGCATTCCACTCCGATACGTGATTGCATTCAATCCACACTGAAAATTCTCGGCTCTCTGCAATCAACTCTCCGAATAATTGATTGAAGGGAACCGAGTAAAAGTGTAATTACATTAATGAGTCAACGGCTTTCATAACACTTCCCAAAAATAATTCAACTTCTTTTTTATCGGGTGGAGTGTATCTATCTGCCATAATCACACTGGCTTTCATCGTTGACAGTGCAACTTCATAATTTGACGCACCAACCCACGCTCTAAGCAAGATAGCTTCGCGTTCCGTCATTGTTATTGTCACCATTGGTATATTAATAAGTGCGGCATTCATTGTCGTGATATTATATTAATTGTTTATAAATGTCAAGGACTAATAGTGTCCATCGCCACCACCATAATCTTCATCCGTTCCGAATCCAGCACTGGCCAAGGCGGATTGAGCGTCACCATCCATATCTTCATTGGGTTCGTTCGTTCCTTCACACTCAAAGTCAAACAATACCGTCGGCTTATCCCCGTGCATTACTTCATACAAATCTGAAATTTGTTTGCGGTAATGTTCCAGTTCTTTTTCAATTCCGTTCACCACGAAAGAATCGGGGTCGAGAAACACAGTCATTTCATAACCATGTCCAAAATTGTTATCACCTTTGAAATTGATAAAAACGGTTTCGATGGGGCGTGTTGGTAATGTTTTCATGTTGTAGTTATATCAGAAATATACATTAAGTCAAGAACTATAATGATATTTTAGAATGAGGAACTATTATCCAAGTTCAACGGACAAACAGAATTTAGGTTTCACTCCTAAATCTTTTTTCGGCTTTTCACCGCTCTGTGTCTTAGTTTGTTCTCACTCTAAATTGGTAGGCGGTAATGGAGTCGAACCATTGACCTATCTCATATTACTGAGATTGCTCTCGCTTTACTTCAAACCCAACACATGTATCAGATTCTTTTCGAGACTAGTATTCAGTTTACCCGCATTACTCTCTGGCCTTATTCTAGTTTATCTCCATACCCTATTTGAGCCTCTGAATCACCACTGAGCTAACCGCCCGTAAATCATTGTCCTCACTCCTACCTTTTTCTGGTGGCTAGGCAACCCACTCACTAATACGAGCATACCGAGGACTATATCTCGTAAGAAATTTTAGATACGAAGGTCATTTAACCAATTCAGGGGCTAAACCTGAAAGATGTTGTCTTGCGATTTAACAACACTAACCTTTAACGTATCATGGTAGGATAGCTACTCCCAACCGAAACTTGTAAGGCCGAGAGATATTCTTCCCCCGATTGCTTGACCGAAACAGGCCAACCTAAATCTTTTTATATATTACACTATCCGTGGATAATGTCAAGGACTTTATTCGTCGTTTCTGTTAAATTTTTCTTTGCGTTTATACTTGGTCTTGTCTTGAATGACGCGGGACACGGGATTCATGTCACCCCAAGATTTACGAACGCCCCGCAATGCTTCAATTTGATTCGGTAATTTGTTTTTCATAGTGTGAAGATATTATACTATTCACTATGGAATGTCAAGGATTATTCAATGTCTAATTCTTCACGTTCTTTATTGACATAAGGAATTTGTTTATCCATTCCCAAATCACCACGGATTCGACGGATTTGACTCTTACCACAATCTTCACAATGTCTCGCTTGAAATGCCTCAAATGAGTAGTGCGTTGAATATAAATTTCCCCATGCTGACCAATTATGAAAAATAAAGCACATATTGTTAATCATTTAGAATACTGTCACAATCCATGGCATCATCAATCTTATCCAATTGCTTTTGAACGGCAACCCAACCATCTCCATGTCCACGTTTTTGTTTGTCCAAAGCATTTTCCAAAGTCAATTTAAGTTTGGCCAAGAGTTTTACTTCTTTCGTCAAGGATTTAACCTTTCGCGAGTAGTAAGTGATTATCTGTTTATCCGTCATCATTGGAAAATAATATGCTATTCGTTATGGAATGTCAATTAAAATCCACAGTTTTTCAATTGCTTCATGCGTTTATCATAAATGGCAATCATTTCTTCGTGATATTTTTTGATTTTTTCCACACCAGAATACCACCCCCCCTGCGGTGACATCCCACTGGAAGGTTGAAATTGCATTTGAGTTCCCCACAAATTGTAAGTCAAATTGTAAAGTTCACGCCACTTCTTTCTAATTCCTAAATTTATCGTCTTATCCATGGGATTAAGTTTTAATTCATTGAGGTATGATGAAAATGGGCCATGAGAGAGCCATTCAAATCTATCCACACCTAAACAGAGAATTCCCAATTTATCCATTTCTTCATAAACCGCTTTCATTTTTTTGGAAGTTTCGTATTTGTGGCCCGTTTTTTCCAAGGCACGGAGTTCTTCTTGTAATCTGTTATTATGTAAAATAAAATTATCCACGCCTTCAAACCATTCTTCCAAGACATCTTTTTTAGGAGAATATGCGGTTTTTTTCAGGGGCTTCGTCATATACTTATAGACGTTTAAATTAATAAACATCACATTAATATCGGTCGGATCAAATCGGTTAAACCATCCAAATTCTAATGAAGCAGTCTTCTCACATAACACAGGATTAAACTCGTGAGAATAGCCCGTGGAAATATCATACGAACCATAACGCATCGTATGAAACCAGCCGTCTCTATCATCGTCGGGCTTTGTAAGGATAGGTGCAGGAATTCCATCTTTCCCCTTTTTGTAGGTATAAATGTCTTTACGAAAATTTGTGTAAATAATTTTGTCCAAGGGATTGAAAGTATCCATCTCTCCGCTTTCACTACCTTCACAATCTGTAATGCCGTTTGGTGCGGAATAATCGCCCATTTCAACGATAAAGGGTAGAGAGCCAAATTTCCATTGTCCCCACGGATAATACGGCTGAGAACGTCCTCTGCTTTCCTTTACGAGAAAAATACAAACAACTTTTTCCCCATCATTGATAGGAAAATTTGAAATGGCACAATTAAGATTTGATGAACCCATATTTCAATTATACATTAAATGTTGATAATGTCAATACTTAATTCCAAGTTCATCGAGAATGTCACGGGCCATTTGTGTGCCACCATCTTCCGTTCCACCATAATAGGCATCATCGAAATTACCACCAGAATAATCATTGGCGTTAAATTCATCATCGTCATACCATGCTTTTCGTTTGGCTGACACAATCAAATCCGCAATTGTTTTTTCACTTAACATAATAATTTTTACCACCAAATTTTTACGAACAAATCATCTTCACCTGTTACTCCCTGACCAGAGAGCCATGCCTTAAATTTTGTGATGGCTTCGGCGCAAGTGCAAGGGTTTTCACACAAATGCTTCATGGCTTCCATATCGTGATAACAGTTGTGCCACCCGCGTTTTAATTTTTCCGAGAATTTTTCTTCGGCGGATTTTTGGTATTCCGTAGCATTATACACTTCCCACTCATCATTCCACCCATCCTTGTTTGCAAATGGATTAATCATATACCACATATCATTGCCCATTATTTCAACAAATGCACCGCAAAACAAGAGAGTGTAAATTTCAGGCGTTACATCCTCGTCATGTATATTAAATGCTTTTGTGGCTTTTACCATAAATTACTTGGAGTCTGTTACTTCCCATGGAGTGCTATCTGAATCGGCAATGTCTGCCATACCAAACAAAGCGGAATCATCTGGAATGACAACTGAGACATTCAAATCTTCTTGAATTTGTTCCATGGTTACATCATTATCCGCTTGAATAATGACCGTCACTTCTTTCTTTAAATAAATCTTTCGCATATCAATGTTTATATATTAATTGACGGACATTGTCAAGAATTTGTTCTATAAAAATTGTGAAAGGATTGTGGTAAGGAAACATTATCGGGAATACACTGCTTCACGAACAATGGAGCAATATCCTTTACGGTATATCCCGCTAGACCACAACCAATTGCCGTTACGAGGAAATTAATTTTAGGATTAATCTGTGCAAATTGTAAGAATCTATCCACATAAAATTCCACAATATGTAAGGAGAGTGTTTCAATTTTGAAGTCTTTAGTAGGTATAGCGTATGTCTGGCCTTGTTTACCGACACCAACTCCCCAAACTGCACCAAATTTGTCGTAAGCGAGACGAGCAGCACCAGCACCGTGAATACCCGATTCATTACTGCCAAAAACAAACACTTCATGGGATTGTAAACTAGAGATATTTTCAGGGGTGATTTTCATATTACTTATTAATGGTAACTTCGTAATAATCTTTTTCATCATTGAACTTGGCAGTATTGCCCGTCAATTCTTCATAACGAGCCACAATTTTTTCTTTGTCAACGCACACAACGGCTTCAACAATGTCCTGCAATGTCAACACTTTCACTTTTTTATAAGAGACAATCTTTTGAATGGCCTGTTCCAAACTCACAACTTCACCAGATTTGGGTTCCACATAATTACCATGACAGATAGGGTCATAAGAATTATTTGAGTCAAAGTAAAAATGGTGGTAATTGGTTTTCAGAAGAAGGTCGCCACAATTAGCGGGGCCAACATACTTCTCCCACAGGTCACGCAGAGCTTTTTTAACTTCAAAAATGTTGTTTGTATTAACTTGGAATTTCATATTAAAAAGATATTATATTATTTTAGTTGTTTTGTCAAGAGTTTATTATGCTAAGGGTAATTCCATAAACCAATCCCAAATTGCTTTACACATAGAACCGATAAGGACGCCGAAAATTACAATCATCAGCACATATAAACCCAAAGGGATGAATAGAAACAAGAATTGCAATTTACTTTTAATGTCTTCCGCCAGTGTAATGACAAGAGCCGTTACGTATTGGAAGATAAGAAGAAAGATTAATAAACCTTGAACATCATGTGACATATTATTTAATTCCAAGAGCGGCTTTTTCACCAGCACTCAATTTATTCAGGGCTTGTTCACGGAGAATTTGTTTTTGAACATCCGCCTCATTTTTTGCACGAATCATAAAGCATCCATAGTAGTTGCTTTCCGTGACAGTAACGGGACGCCCTGCCAATAATCTCGATGCAAACTCACGACGGTCATCCGCATCCATATCCCATGTTCCTGATTCAATATCAAGTTGAACATTGACATTGCTTTTCGTCGGCTTCGTATTATCAAGGGGAATAGCCGATTTAAATTTCAATTCATAAAATGCTTTATCGGCGAGGGCCAATGCAATTTCATCAATATAACCCGTGAAAGTTCCAAGTTGACGTTCCGTGCGACCTTCTTCGTCACCCTCCGTAGAGACTGACCATGTTCCAAATGCTGTTTTGTATGCGTTATTCATAGTGCCGTGATAATATGTTATTGAATGGGAAATGTCAAGAAAAATGATATGTCTAGTTGGGACTCTTACCCCTATCTGGTTACACCCCTTTGACTTAGGTGAATCAGTGTTCTCTTACGCAAGATTAGTTGAAGAAGAAACTAAAGGTGTCTTTGATAATGTGCATGTTGACTTGGTGGAGACAAAGCCATTTAATCCAAGCAAAGGGCCAGAAAAAGAAATCCACGACTGACCAAAAGAGAGGGCAGTAAGAATTAAGGGACACGTTGACTCTGTATGCAATCATGGCGGAACAGATGCACACGAGAATGGCGATAATGCGGTTGAATGTACTCATATTTTTATTTGTTAATTAATTGAAGCAGTAGTTTATCAGATTTATATAATAAGTCAAGGGATAACTTCGTATGGGATTCCGCAACTATTGGTCGTAGCATCCAGCAAGCTTTTCAAATCGGGATAGACGCCAGAAAATCCTTGGTAATCATGGCGGAACGGAGAATCGTTAAACTCAAGGACATCACCAATTTTTTTACAGCCAAATTTCATCATGCGACCAAAAACATAGTCACCATACGTTTCCACATCACGACCAATCCAGCTAGGGTAATCACCACGCGTAAGGACATTGTTAAATACCTCTCGCTCCGTGGCTTGAGGGCGGTCTTGGAATACTTCCATACCCATTGGACGACCACAGGCTTTCCATGCCAGATAGAACATACGTGAAGCAAAAGTTTGAATGTTACCAACGTTGTCTTGGTCTTTGATTAGGATTAAGATTTTCATAGATTTTTGATAGTTTCGATTTTAAAGTGAACGCCGGAATTGTCTCCTGCAATTTTACCAAGAATACTGCCATTAAAATTATCGGCAAATACAGCGTCCGTTTCACCATCTTCCCAAAAGGACACTTCTTTCTCACCGCCAATAAGTTGCTTGGCTTCGTGAAGTTTAATAATAAGTTCGTTAATCGTGACTCTCATTGGCGTAATACTATATTAATTGTTGGAGGATTGCAAGTCCTTTTTTAACATTTCCGATGCTTCTCCATAACAAAATGAACATAACCAACTACATTTATTTTGTTTATGGTCAGATTCCAATTCATCATAAGTTTTTCCATAATGAATGGCCGTGATGTTGCCGCGTGAATCAAAAGTTGTGATAGTTGGTCTCATATTAGTTAAAATCTTTGGCTTTAAGTTCCGTAATAATTTGTTCTTTATAATAAATTTTACCAGACGGATGAACAAAACAAACGAATGGAAGAAATGACCCTTGTTCATTACGAATTTTCATTCTACTAAAATCTTTTGTCTTATAAGAAAACGTAATTTTATAACCATCCAGATTAATTCGTTTTATCGTTTTTTTCATAATTGGATAATATATTATTCCGAATCTTTTGTCAATGCTTCTTTTTGCATTTTCTCACGGACTCGAAATAATTGATAGGCAAGGTTTCCGCCAATATCACTCTTCACATTAGCAGCATCCCCATTTTCTTTACGGGGGTTTATAGGAAAGTAATTTTCCTTATTGCCAATGTTATATGCCTTGTCATCTTTATGTGGAAGGGGAGCCACAATGAAAGCGGGAAGTGCCATGCTACTACCATCAATTGCGGCAAAAATACTGTGGGCCAAGCCTTCCATTTTTCCTTGAGACGTTGGAGTTCTATCATCATTTTCCCAATAGCCAATTAATCCCCAAATGTGACGCAAAAACTTTTCTTGAACTTCTTCCGTAGTATATTGACGAGGTTTCATATTGGAGATAATATATTATTCAACACCATCTGTCAAGATTAATAATGCCTTAGAATACTTACGAATCTGCTTTACCGTCGGATTTTCACTGAGATTATGAAGCATGTCCGCAATCTTCACGACACGAGCCATTTCATTTTGTTTAATGCGTTGAATGTATGTTTCGTAATCCACCCCATCTTTTTTCGTGAGAAGTTCAACAGCGTCAATCACATCATCATCAATACCCACATTGGACATATGAGCAGGAGTGATATTTTTATTATCTTCGAGGGCGTCGTGAGCAAAAGCTACGGCCATAAATCTGTCACCATATTCTTTAACCTTGGATGCCACTGCAAGAGGGTGCATAATATATGGCGTCACTCCATCGCGGCGGAATTGATTGGCATGAGCGGCCATTGCTATTCCCAAAGCTTTATCGGATTGTGTCATGGGTGTATATTATCAAAAAACTACATTATGTCAATGATTAAACACTATAATCTAATTGTCCATCTTTCAGGGATACGATAAATACCTGATTGGAAAGAACATAATACATCACGGCTTTTTGGCGATAATGCTTAATGGTCATCTTCACAATCTTAATCATATCTTCGGAACTACACATGATGCGAACGGGAATAACCTTTTCGGGAAATTCTTCACCTTTAAAAATCCACTTACCCTTGGCAGGACTGAGGATAGTCATACCACCGCTAATTCTTTGCACGAGCTTGTCCCATTCCTTATGGTGACGAGTCTTGATAGGCTTAACCGTATCTCCATAGATAGTCGGCACCAAAATTTCATAAAGTATTTTCATATTAGAATAACTTTGCACTATCACGACCACTCAAAAATCCCACAAAAAATCCCTCAATCACCGTAATTTGTGCCGTGGTAAGTTCATCCATATCAACTTCAACATAGTAATCCGAAACACTTGCGGATTTTCCAATACGACCAACACGAAAAGCATCTCTCCATGTTTCCGCAACGACACGACGAGTAACCGTAACATCTTTAATGCGAGTGTTAATGATTTCAGGCAATTTACACCACGTTGTCAACTGCTTACGGATGCGGGATGCCGTATCTTTGTCGTAGTCAACATCCAATGACCATTGTGAACAAAGTAAATATCGTTTAATCATGGGTGAAGTATATCTGAATTGTATAATAAGTCAAGGGAAAAATGAAGACGGTGAAAGGAATTACACCTTTATATAAGACATATGCAAGTTTATCGCACCACGAGAGGCACTTACTCCCGCATATCTCGTAAGTCTTATACGACTGAGCCACCGCCGAAAATTACTTAAATTTCCGTATCAAACTCGCCGGTTTTTTTATTTAACACGGCATAAAGAGTGTAATCGTTAATTCCAAACTGCGATAGAAAACTTCCTTTAGTGGAAAGTGTAATGGATTGACCTTGTGTAGTGAGAGTAACATCAACCATCAAAAATACAGACTCACTCCATGTTGCGTCAGCATGGGAACTCTTCCAACGAACAATGTCACCATTCTTCAAATCTTTATATTTAATGGCACGTTTCACTTCTTTCAAAACGCCCAATGTAAGGGAACGTTCAACATTCAATTCGTAATTTTTTCCATCAACAGTAATTTTCATATTTCGATATTATCAGTTTTTTTATTTTTGTCAAGAGTTTATTTAATTCCCAAAAATGATTCCGTAAGCATTCCTTCTTTCAGACAATACTTGTAAACGGCCATTGCTTATCATCATTGTCACAGAAAACTTTAGCACCAACATTATCTTTCTCATTGAATTTGGCAATTTCAACTTGAACACCATTTATTTCAAGGTATTTACGAATGGGATATTTCATAAAGGGATAATATAATATTCGTTATTAAATGTCAAGGGGTTTAAAGAAATATCCATAAACGCAACGATTACCACTACGAGAACAATCATGGGTATCGTGAATGACACCATCAATAACAGCGGTCATGTGGCGGGAGACTGAAATGATTAAGCGACCTTTAGGCAATTCATTCTCTCTCATGTGAACTTTACACCCTTGACCAATTAGCATTGTAGGTTTCCATTTATACCCCAAACTTAAAATGTATCGCTCATACGTCGTTCTATACACTCCCGTTCGTGCATTGGAGATACCACGCTTATTTTTTCCACGGCGTTCATTGACGGACAATTCATTGAGGGCATTATAAACTTCAATGTAAGGCTTGCCCGTGACGATTGCAATACTTCGCGTTACACAATCTCCCGTTACACCTGAATATCCTGACCGCGCACGACCACCATCATTATAGATAAAGTTCATGGTTAGATAATATACAATTCACTTATTATTGTCAATGAATTTTTGATAAGATTTGTTATGTTTGGCCATAATTTTATCAAAGGCTTTATTGTATTCCACAATCATAGCCGTCTCCCAATCATGCGCTGCCTTGCTTCCCCATTTGTAAGGACATTTACTAAAGCCGACACGAGCCTTAAAATCCTTCTCGCCTTGAATATATGGTTTACTTTTTTTCATTTACTTATTTTTCGATTGATTAATAAAAATTTATCAGCATTGTCCATTGGAGAGCATGTATCATACTCATTTAAATTAATGGAAAACGGGAAAAAGTATTCATCCGTTTGAATAAATGCTCCCTTGATGTAAGTATCTTCCACGGGAATTAATTTACTGGAAGAACCAATAAAAGCATGACGCTTCACTAATTTTTTTGGACTGTCTGAATACAATGTAATTGTCATGGTGGGATAATATACTATTCAGAAAGAGAAGTCAAGGAAAAGTTAAGTCTTTTAGTCTTACAAAAAGACAAAAATCTACGGAATTTCACTTATCGCAGCCCTCAAGCTCATGGATACCCGCGACCATGATTTAAGAAATCAATTAATGTAATTGTCGGAATTGCAACATTGGACAACATAACAACGACTCGGTTCAGTCGTCCGCTCCACCAACGTCGTGCAATTTTTCCGTTGGAACTGCCTAGCGTTATTCTCTTACGAGATACATTAAATTGGTGGGCGCAACTGGACTTGAACCAATATCCCCTCCCGTAATGGGAAGTATCCTAATTAGACGATGCGCCCAAAATTATTTGCCCTTAAAACCACAGTGTATGCCTACATCGTGAAGCAATCGGGCCTATATAACGCAATGATTTACTACCGTCAAGTAGCTGCTTCCATGCGTGGTGCTTTCATCTTGACGGATTACTTACACCGATTATCTGCGAGGTATGAACAAGGTGCATTGCATCTCATTCAATCTTGCATATTCTAAAAATCTTGTTGTTCTCTCGCGAGCCACGGTCTTTCCGTGTTTTTAACAACGTGATGATATTAACATATAATTTCTTTTTGTCAACATCTAAGTTGAATTACTGTTGTGATTTTCCGTTTATCCTAGTAGTCTTGCGTTCGGGACAGGCACAAGGGAGGGTAGAAAACTCGTAATCCTCTCCTAATCACACGATTGGCCACTTTTGCCGTAGGCTATTACACCTTAACAGTAAATTCTAAATTGGTAGCGGTGTGCAGGAGTCGAACCTACTATCTCTCAGCTTATGAGGCTGGAATGATTTTCCGTTTCACTCACCCGCAATACATGTAAAAGAACATCAATCTTTACGTTCCATATCTTACCATATAAATATAAAAGGTCAAGAGATTTTTGAAAATTTTTAATTAAAGTTCAATTCTTTCAGAGATTTGAACATACTTATATACATGAAAGACGATATATTAAAACTTAAAAGTGAAGGAAAAACGTATAGAGAAATACAAGAAATTTTAGGGTGCTCCCGTGGTTTAATTTCTTATTACGTTAATCCAATGGGAAAATCCAAAACATTAAATCGCCAAAACAGAAATCGTTTTAGACGCCGCACTAAATTTAAAATGCTTGCAGGAGGGAAATGCGAGATTTGTCAATATGACAAATGTATAGATGCTTTACAATTTCATCATAAAAATCCAAAAGAAAAATTATTTGAAATTTCCGCCGCTATATGGGGAAAGCACGGTGTATCGGATAATGATATTTTAGAAGAAATGAAAAAATGTTCGTTAATGTGTGCCAATTGCCATGCCGAAAAACATTCTGTCAATTATTTTGATTGATGGTGGCCAGTGTGAGGGTCGAACTCACGCTACACGAATTTTAATCATTGCGCTATGCGCTTTCATTTGTTCGTTGACTCTACCTTTGGTCTAACTGGCCTTCACTATAAATATCTTACAATACTTATTTATGAATGTCAAGACTTAATCTTCGTCGTCAATATCTTCAAGTTCTTCACTGACAACATCCAAGGGTTTGCTAAAGAGCCTATCATCTTCATCTTCTGCACCAAGTAATGTTTCCGTGGCACGAATGGGAGCATTGACTATGCGCGTAACAGAGCCTAAAAGTTTTCCAAACATAAAATTATTCTTGGGTGAGAATGACAGTTGAACCCGGTGCAAGAATTTCCCAATGATCAGAATCCGTTACATCATACCACGACGTTGAATAGTGACCAACTTCATAATCCTTTCCCGCGACAATAACGGTTCCCGAAGAGTTATTCTCAAAAAGAATTACCATTTCGGGATTATGGTCAGAGACACATTTGGCTAGAATTGGATATTTAATTCCTTTTGCTTTGCCAGATTATTTCAATTCAGATTTAATCATGTTTAGATATTATACTATTTGTTTACCAATGTCAATTATTTTCTTAAAATTTGTTCTATATTCACCAACGGGTTCTTTCAAATCATTTACATCACCACCATTAAGACAGAACAGAACATTGTTGAAAAAATCAGTGCCATGCCATGTAGATGTAATAATACCACGGCTAAATTTGCGATGAAATTCCATGCGAAGTTCAACGAATGTATTGGCCCATTCCGCAGTAGAAACGGAATTTAATTTTGCAATGGCATCTTCACAGAACTTTTTCATATTAAATTCCAATAATCAAATCATCAATTTTTTTGGATGGGTGCATAAAAGCTTCATATCCAAAAGATGTTGAAAGTTGCTTGCTAATTTTATTCCAAAACTTCCATGAGTCATCCAGTGAACCGTCAGGGGTTTTCATAGCACGATATTGGAGTCTGCCATTTAAATCCGTTATTAAAGAACAAAGTATTTCAGCTTGTTCACGGGAAACTTGAATATTAATCGTATCTTTCATCGTGTTATAATATACTATTCAAAATGAAATGTCAATCCATTTCTTCCCAGCCCCAACGAACATATTCCGAGTGACAGTGTAAACCGTGAACCCATTCATCCAAGGCATCTTCAATTTCCGCAGCTTTCAAACCAAGATTGTCCAAAGTAATATGTGAAAATTCTACAATTTTGTTTTCACTTCGCTGACCGCCACTACCCTTTAACCAAAATTTGATTTTCATATTAAAAAACTCGCGTGACTTCCCAATCCGAAAAAAACATAAAGGGGTGTTTAATGGAATTGAAAAAGCTATCTTTAAATCGTTCCATGGTAGGATGACCGTCGTGATATGCAGACCAACCACTGCCTAATTGTGTGGCATCAAAAGAAACACCAAAGAATTCAGATTCCTTGCGGGTGACTTTAATTTTTTGAATATTCATTATGGTGATAATACCATAATAATATAATAAGTCAAGAATTATCGTGTGGTAGAATGAAAATTAATTATACCAGAATTTGTTTGAGGAAATGCAGGAAAATAGATTAAATTCGTATCGGCTGGCATAACTCGTTCCCATAGAGCAATGTCAGAGAGACCATGACCCAAATCTTTTTCGGGTCGGACTAATTTGTAGATGTAACCATTTCCATCACGAGCCGTAATAGAATTAGAGTAGGTATGTTTTACGATGGGCTTTGATACACAACCACTTACAATTAGAAGAGCGAGAAGTAAAAAGTTTTTCATATATTAATAAATATAATGGAATATGAAAGAATGCCAAATTATATTACCAAACATCTTCACTATATAAACGTCGTCCGTCATAGGCATGTTGAAAATTTGCTTTGCCCACTTGAACTTGACCGCAAGCAACGGCGTGTTTACCAGCGGATTCTCTCGTGTGAAAGATTCCCATATCATCTATAAACCCCTGTTCACCATTTACGGGCCTTATACCCACTTTCTTTGCGATATAATGAATTAGATGATGATGTCTTTCAACATTGGGAATGCCAACGTAGCAGACACCATTCTGAATGATTGCAACGGCAGTAATCACTTCTTCTTTCGGCGGATAGTAAATAATACATCATCACCATGTTCACTTGCTATGAACATAATCATTAAAATTAAGAAAATTGGGCCAGCAGCCGTTCCCAAAATTCCAATTAAAATTCCTTTAATGGTAAATTCAAGGCCACCATCAAAGAAATAGGCATAAAAAAGAAATAAGATTATGGCTAATAGACCGCACCCGAACCATATAATACCACAAATTTCGTTGCTCATAGATTAATAAAGTTGTAAGGGACTTTTGTAACGGAGCCAATGTTCAATGGCTTTGTCGGGTTGTTCAATGGCGATTTTAGATTCCGCCAGACCAAGACCCGAAACCATTTCACGCAGCTTTTTAATGGCGGTGATTTTGTTAGTGTTGATGGAAGCACCCGGAAAAAGAATGTGAGTGATGTGTAGGATGGATTCGATATATCCATTCATTCCACAAACACCATCTTCAATTAAAACTTCATCAACGCCCTTTGCGGCCTTGATAATGTCTTGTGCTTCGCGTTGAGAGCAATGTAAAGTCATACGCATAATGTATATTAATAAAGATTGAATGTCAAGTTATTTACGCAGTCACCACGGGTAATCCATACTGCTTCGCGGGTTTTCCACGACCCGTTGGATTCGGGACATTGCCTAAATCCATAATTTTATTGGTGGAAATAGCTTCTTGCAACTTAATATAGAGCAAGGGTTGACTCCATTCCACATTAACCGCAAGCAAATCCTTCATGGTAAAAGTGACGGCAGGAAATACAATTTCAGGACGGATAGCAGCTTTACGACCGCGTTTTCCCGTTGTTTCCACTTGCAAAGAATTATCATTAATAGTAATGGTTTCTTCCATGTCAGGGATAACTTCACCCGTGGCTCTGTCAATCGTGACCAAATCGGATTCGTCAAGGACTTCAACGGCTTCACGTTCCGTTGCAATCAAATCATCATCAATGGCACAATCTTGTTTAACGCGATTGTAATTATTGACGGCGATTGTAAGACTTTTAAATTCCCATGCCCATACCCCAAAATTGTGCTTTGTCGGATATTTCTCGTAATCCTCTTCAACGACTTTGCCATTGGGAAGTTTCGTGCCAGCCTTGACTACTTTAATTTTAAAAAGTTCATAGGAAAACACCTTACCATCCATTCTATCACGCCTATACAATGCAACGGTATCGCAGCGTTCTAATTGGATGAATCGCATTTTACCTGTTTGGTCTGCGTTTGTTTCAAAGTTAAGTTCAAGTTTTTTCATTTAATGTAGGCGGAGTATATATTATTTCAGGAGAATGTCAAGAGTTTTTGATAATGCCATATCCAATCACGGCAAACATTCCAAAATATCCAAGAAGTGCTACGGCTGTCGGCCAATTCATGTGGTCTTCCATATTATTCCTTTACCTTATATCCAGCAAGCCAATTTGTATTGCCATAAATATCACCCCAACCTTCTTGGTAAACTTTCACGGTAGAATTTGTGGAATACTTATTATAATCCGCAATACTCGTTATAGTTCCAATGGGGTTGTCTTTGATGGTTAGGATAAGACTTGTTGGAGTTTTTACAACAACCGCCATAGATTCTTGAGTAAATTCTAAGGCATGACGCGTATGACCAGCGACTCCCCACCCAAATAATCCAATGAATAATGCTCCCATAATAAGAATAAATAAACCAAACTCTTGATTATGTGAATCCTCCGAAAAAAAGAAATAAAGAAGACTTACAAGCCAAAGAGTTGTAATGACAATAAGAAAAACGGATAAAGCGTTAAAAATCATAATATTATTTAAAGTAAATGGTTTGTTTGGAATCTGTAATTGAATCAACTAAAGTGCAATCAATTTTAACAACGGAATCAATGGGCAATTCACGCAGCTTAGAATCAATTCGGTCAGCATGTCCACGAGTTCCTTCGGGTGGGCCACCAACACGAGCCAAAATAAATCGAAGAGTAAGAACTTCTTCATCCGTCAAAGAAACGGTGTGGGGTTTCTTTTCAACGAGAACGCCAAGTTCAATGGCACGTTTTGTTTGAAGGGTATATTCCTTCGAGTTAACAATAATTTTCATGTGCGTGGATATTATCAGTTTTTTGTTTAATGTCAAGAATTTTTTCTATTTTGATATGAACCATTGTAATACCACATTGGGTCACATAGAATATAACCCAAACAAAATGGAATAACCCAATTGTAATGTTTTGAAACGAGCAAACCAATACCGACTAAAATAACCAAACAGATTAGTTTGATAATGTGATTCTCCGTATCATTAAAATATGTTTTCCAGAATTGTTTCATGGTGTGTGGATATTATCAGATTATTATATAAAGTCAATCCATTTCTTTGGTGGTTTGAAATAAAATGGACGATTACCACCCTCACCATTTTTAACCATGTCACTTGCTTCTTCCGCAAGTCTTTTGGAACATTCATAAGGTTCCGCTCCTGCTTCGATAAGACGCAAAATTTCCACGGCTGTAAGTTGCCCATACCATTCTTCTAAGGGAATGGAATACTCACATTTTCGTATGGCCATCATTAAAATACCATCACTTCGCGGAGTCTTTGGGCATCTAAGAATAGCTTTTTTGTTGGGTTTTGACATCATACATTCTTTTTCAAAACCTGAAAGATTAGTTTCTTAATATCATCACCATGCAATTCTTTTCCGTCAAGTAGTTTGAACAGGAAAGAACCACGATTAGTTTCGCCATACGCCGCGATGATTTTACCCGCAGCATCTTTACGAGAACCCAATTTCAAAGGTTTCACAAATGCTTTCATATGAGCAACGATTTTCAATACTTCTTTATACCCATCACAGATATTGGAGATATGACTCTGTGCAATATTAGCAATTTCGTAATCAAATGTATTCACCACTTCATTATAGAACGTGATGTAGTCAGGACAATTTAAAGATAGCCATAGGTCAATCACTTTTTCTAAACTACTCAATTCCGATTTCATTCTATGACGAATTAAATACCAGTCAGATTTCAATTTTAATTGATTTTGATTATTATTGTAATTTAAAACTAATCCTTCTTTCCCTTGCCATTCTTTGATTTTTACAGCAAGCTCCAAAATTCCACCTTTAATTTCAAAAATTTCAGGAGTATTGCAACCAATAAAATTTTGGATTTCTTTACCAACGGAAGTGTAATAGGGATAATACACACCGCTCTCCTTATGGATTGCGCCGAGAAAAATAATCTCAGGTTCCGTATAAGGCTTTAAAACAATTACGTTAGTAGGACTATAAATCTCAAAAAGAATGGTATAATCTGCATATTTCAAGACAACATTTTGAATTGAATATTTATTAATGACAAAATTGAAATCATCTGTATTCTCGTGGTCTTTATATGAAATGGTTCCGCGTGTTCTTACATTCAATTTTTCCCAAATCAAATCACAAATCATCAAACTTCCATCTTCTTTATTCGTCAAAATCCAATCATTAAATTTATCGGGATTAGGATAAACTTCGGACTTTTCACCGACATTAAAAAATTTGTTTAATCCACGACTTAAAATTTGCCCATTAAAATCAATTAATACACTACGAAGATGCAAATTGTCGAGAGTCCACTTACAATCAAATTCCACAGGATTGATAAGATACACAACTTTCCCATCAATAATCCCTTCTTTGAGTTTAAAGTTATTTTTATCTAAATTTTCTAACGAAATTTTCATTTTATTTGCGTTTTTTGAATGGATAACACTATTTATTCTTATGGAGAATAATATATGCTATTTAATTTAAAATGTCAAGTCTGTAATTGTGAATTTACATCCATTAAAAAAACTCAATTGAACTGCTCATATAAATGTTCAAATATTGCCGGAGGCTATTATTTCATAAATAAGATTAAATGTCAAGTCTGTAATATTCGTATAACACGACCCGCCCCAAGCAAAAAGCACAAATTCTGCTCAAAGAAATGCGAAGGAATATACACGAGCAGAAATCAGATTGAAATTGAATGCGTATCATGCAAAAAAAGATGGTGGGTTTGCAAATCATCAGCAAAAAAGAAATTTTGTTCCAGAAAATGTATGGGAGTGGCATTTAAAAACAATCCAAAATATTATAGAACGCAATGGCGTTCTTATGGAGAATGTGGTATTGTTTATTTGTTAAAGAAAAATTATCCGACATTGCATATTATTACAAATGATAGATTACAACTTAATGGCTATGAAGTAGATATATGGCTTCCAGATTTAAAAATTGCCATTGAATATAATGGACAGCATCATTTTAAGCCTGTATATGGCGATGATGTATTTAGAAAAACTCAAGAATCGGATAAAGCTAAATCGGAAATCGCTGCTGAAAAGGATATAAAAATTATCTATATCATTCCAGATGGCACCGTTCACAAAGGAAATAAAACAAAACTGACAAACATGTTTATAGAATGTTGCAAATCTTTAAATTTTGTGACACCAACAGATTTAACCATATCAATTGATGGAATTTTATTAGAACAGTCTAAAAAATAATGACGGGAAAAGTACATTATTCTTGAACGAAAAAGGACAAAAAGAATTTAAAGTTTGTGAATTTTTTGGAAATTTTTAAGTTTGTCTTTTTAAATTGTTTCCTATCAAATAATGAAACGAAGAATTGATATGGATAATTAGTATGCCGTTATTTTTAGAGACTTTTTATATTTTAAAATCTTTATTTTCTTGTGGTGTTCAATTCAGGATACACAATATCTAGTGGTGTGAACTTAAATTTTTCAACTTCTTTACCAAAAGAGTATTTAATGGGAACAAAATCCGTTTTAATTAATTTGAGATTTTTAATATGGGCTATTGCAAATTTTATGATGCTTTCAACGAGTTCAAGGGCTTTAACCTCATCATATTGAACGAGTTTTCCAATCTCAACTTCAACGTTATTAGCATTTTTCAGCATGGCGTATGTTGCATATCGTTCTAACAACTCATTGGATATGACATAATGAAAAAGATTATTTAAACATTCCATTGAACACATCGGAAACTCATTAACGAGCATACGCTTTGTGTGGAAGTTTAAGAAACCATCACCAACAAATTCATATTGGCGAATATACAGTTTTTTAGATTTTGTTCCGTGTCCCATAGTGCGAAGATAATACACTATTCACAGGAAATGTCAAGACTTTTTTGGTTGGTTACGGATAAGCCATTGTGTAGCATCCGTTCTCATCCAGTTCTTTTTACAGAGATTCCAGTTTTTATCATCGTGAACACCATAGATGTTATCACGGAGTTTTCGGACTTCGGCTTCCGTTAAAGGTTTAGATTCGTTCACAGACCAACCTCACCATTGATTTTCGTAAAGAACCAGATTTTAGCTTTCTTAGAGATGACACCACCCAATTCTTTAACGGTCAAACCAGATGCCGTAAGTTCATCGGCTTCTTCTTTAATAATGTCATTAAAGAGCCATTTGATGAAATCCCCCGTGGACACCTCAGTTTGCGGTTTACCCTGCTCCTTGAGCCAGTTCCAGCCCTGTACAAGTCGTTCCTCACTAAGATGTTTATCCACGAAATCTTCAATGGACTTCATCTTTTCAACGTCAACATTAGCGAGTTTCTTAACTTTGCTCTTACTATGAGCCTGTCCCTTAACCTTAAAGACGAACTTAGAAGATTCCCAACCACTTGTAATGCAACGCCATACACGCCCTTCACCGATACCAGAGATACCGAAAAATTTACCTACGGGACATTCATTTTCAACGGCAAGACTCAATTCATTAATTTTATTGGTGGCTTCCGCTGGCTTCTCAAAATCAATATCAACGGTTTCCACACCAAATTGACGAATGCTGTAAATTTTGTATTGGTTCAAAGCGGTCAAATCAATCCCCTTCAAACTAAGCCACTTTTCTTCATCACCATTAGGCGTAATGCGTTGAACAGCAAAGATAATCCACATTTTTTCCAATTCATTAACGGCGACGGTATCTTGAATGCCTTTACCAGCCCATTCACCGTGAACAACGATATTATTACCAAATAAATCTTTCAAGGTAAGGAAAGCATTATCAGGAGTTCCCGCGATGAAACGAGCAAAACCATAATTGTCATTTTCCACACTAATCTCATTATCGCGGGACTGTGGAATACGAGCATCATCTTCAAGGCGAACGGAAGAACAACAGCCATGCACCTTAACAGTTCCCTCAAAGGTAAGAGTAGGCATGACGGCAAGGCGATTCATAATGGCATCACCATTGGCGTCTTTGCCAGTGTATTGCGCTTTATGTTGCACATTGCGAATGACGTTACGAAATTGTTCTGTGTCTGGATATTTGATTAACATGGTGAGCATATTATCATAATAAAATTAAAAATCAAGAACATTTTTTGATTTTATATTCCTCTACATACTATTTATATCTTGACAAATATCATTTTTATGAATATTATAGAACCAAATAAACTTTTATGGGAAGAAAAAAACTTAATAGACCACAATCGGAACTTGACGACGAACGGCGAGAACGTCAATTGCGATACTACTACAAAAATCAAAAACGAATTGATAAGCAACGAACAGAAAGATACCACAATCAAAAGCGGGATATACAAGATAGTCAATAAAATTGATGGTAAGTATTATGTTGGTAAAGCATCGGATTTTAAAAATAGATGGGCCGTACATAAATTTGGGTTAAAGAGAAACATTCATAGTAATATACATTTACAACGAGCTTGGAATAAATATGGACAAGACTCGTTTGAATTTTATATTGTTGAATATATCACACCTATTATGGAAGAGTTAAAATTGGCTGAACAAAGGTATTTGAACATTGCAAAAACCGATTCGCTTAACGTCTATAATATGTCATTTGTTTCTGGAATAAATAATGGAATGTTAGGACGAACGGCGTCGCCAGAAACTAGACAGAAAATGAAATTTGCACATAAAGGAACGCGAGGATTAAAACATTCCATTGAAACTAAATTAAAAATTGGAATTGCAAGTAAAGGAAGATATTTCTCTCCTGAAACTCGATTAAAAATGAGCAAGCTGGCAAAAGATAGATTATCTGAATGCGATTACATCATAAAAAGATTACCAAAATGTGGGAAAACAATAAAGACCAGACAGTGCATAAATTTATTCATAAAGATACTGGAGAAATTTATGAAGGAATAAAATATGATTTTGTTAAAAAACACAATGTTGACCGAAAAAATTTGTGGAAATTATTTAATGGGAAACGAACTCATGTCAAAGGCTGGCAACTCATTCGGGAAGAATAAATTCAATTTCCGTTTCAATGATGCATTCAAATCCCATACTAAATTTGTTTCCAAACTTTTGCATGAAAGACCACAACTGTTCTTCATTCCACTCGTCTTTTTTATATTTCAATGGATATTTGGAATAAATGTAATGTGTCGCATTTAATTTGTTGACATAATCCCATCCAGTTTTAGTAAATTTAAAACGGATGGAATCATTGATATTGAATTTTACGCCGATTTTCATTGGGTCATCAACTTTTTTAAATCGGCATTGAGATTGGTGATACGAACATATTCATGGGCGATTAAATGTTTAATCAGTTCATCATAAGTATAACCACCATTAGAAAAGTTTTGAAATTCACCACCAAGACCACAGAACCAATACTTTCTTTGGAAGTCCATGACAATAACCGTGCGATTTTTTACGGCATCTTGATTAGGCGAAACTAAATCGCCATGTTTCGGGTCAGTGAGAGGCTCAAACACTTTTTTCAATACGCCCAAATTAATGGAGCGTGTGATGTCAAGGGTGTAGTTTTTATTATTATGCTTAATTTTCATGTGGTGCGATATTATATTATTTGTGGTTTAAAGTCAAGTTAAAATTACATTCCATCGGCCATAGAATCCCAACGTTCATCTAAATTTTTTTGATTGGGGTTCCATTCACCCTCATAAGAATCTTTGGGATTGACCCATTCATCGGGTTTCTTATGTGGATTATTATGGTTTTTAGTTTTCTTGCGGAAGTCTTTAAACTTGCCGTATTTATCAGTGTTTCGGGATTTTCCCATACCGTTATATTAAATTATTGTGAGGAAATTGTCAAGGGATAATTACCAATACTTCCCAATAAAGTGAACGGCAGCATAAATCAAGAGAATACTTCCCGTGATAGCAACGGTTCCTACGACTACGAATCCAAGGGTTATTAACAATTCAACGAGAGTAAAACCCTTATTAAGTTTTGGTGATTTGATTTTCATTGCGTTAATAATATATTAATTATTGAGGATTGTCAATGAGAAATTGTTTGACTTCTTTAATGGCTTTCGCAATATCTTCAAATTCCACAAAAGAAATTTGATTACCATGTCCCGCATCTACGGAATCTGTATAAACCATAACATATCCACCAGAAGTTAAACCGATACGAATAGGTTTAAATTGCTTACTGCTAAGACGTTTGATAATGGAAACCCACGAAAGTTCAGGGACAAGAGAAAGAGCTTCCATGAAACTAATTTCTTTCCATGCACCCGTATCGACAAAATTCAAAGAGACTTTAAGAGAAACAGTATCCGAGGCCAATTTAACATTTCCTGATTTGTTTACGATAAAACCCGCCGTTGCATTGGCCGCGATAAATTTTGTGTTGTCACCGAACGACGTTGTATTTGTAAAGTATCTATAATTGTTTTTCATTGTGTGTAGATTATATTATTTATATGGGAATGTCAATTAATAAATTCTAATATCATCAATAACATCACGACTATACATGAGGATGAATCCAAACAGATAAAATTTTTCCGTGTATCCCACAGTTTTGGAATTGGTTAAAATAGTAAGTTGTTTATAACGAACGAAAGGTTCAATGGTCTTTTTAATCATGGGAATAGATTATTATAATTAAGGAGGGAAGTCAAGGAGAAATGGTGCGACTGACAGGATTTGAACCTGTATATATACGACTTAGAAGGTCGGTGCCTAATCCAATTCGAGCCACAATCGCGTTACGTTAATAAATATATCAGAAATATGGTAAATGTCAAGAAACTTTTACATATTTCTTATCAATACTATTGAGTGCAAAGGCATAATTGGAAGTCATTGCATCGGCTGGAGATAAAGAAACCTTACGCTTCAATACCTTTTTCGTGACGGGATTGATGAGATTATATATACTTTCGGTCTTTGAAGGTGTAGTCATTTGTCGTATATTACTTTATTCAGGTGCGATTGTCAAGTCATTCTTTTGGAATTTTGGAGGTAACACAGGTAAGGATTGCCACCATTCAATTTCCAAAGTTTGATAACTGTCATTCTCAAAGAACCAATTTTTATGGTTTTCGCTCGTGACATAAAAAGCAATAGTCTGCGTTAAGCCATCACTGACTAAGACTCTTTCATTTTCAGGCGGTAAAGAGTCCGATAAATATCTATTCCATTCGTTCATTCCTATAAGTATAGCGAATGAATTTTAAATGTCAAGACGTTAAATACCCCAACATATAGTATTGAAAAAAGGTTATATACTATATGTTGTAGGGAAATGGCGGCACTTATGGATTTGAACCAATATCTTCGACACAAGCCGATGTTCTAGGTAGCGACCCTTTTTCTTTTGAACTATCATGCCAGAAATTGACGAGCATTACTACATGGCGGGTTAAAATTCCGCTTATTCTATCTTAAATATATACGCCTCGAAAGCGTAAGTACTAGGCTCGTTATGCAACACAGCCGCTAAACCGTGTTGCGTTGTGCGACTTATTCAGTATTCGCCGCTACACCATTCTTGTATTACGGCACGAAGTCCGATTTATTTTCAAATGGTGCGCGAGACATAAAGGGCAACCAGTATTCCCACGACAAAGCTACTATAACAGAAGAATATAAAATGTCAAGAAGTTTTAAACAATTCTCCAACATCAATCTTTGGCTTTTCCGCTTTCAATTCATTAGGGAATAGCTCTTGAAGGGTTTCGCCGCATTTACCACACAAGAACACTTCAATGGGAACAAGAGCGTCCTTGGGTGAACCTGTAAGCAATGCCGATACCTTACGGAACATTACGGCGGGAAGAAAAATGTTATTGCCACAAGGACATTTAATTTCAGCGGTGTCCTTTAAACTTAAATTTGGTTTGGGTTGTAATGGTAATTTATTCATGCTTTAATTTTGTTTTCTACTGTCGTTCTCTTAACTAACTTATACGTTTGTCCTGATTGAAGATTTTTCATGGATTGTAAGCTTGACCGTGCCTCTTTTATTTTTTCCCAACTGCCAATATCATACCATTTATCTTGGACATTTTCATACCGCCGAATTATATACTCTTGTGTTTTCATATTGTTATTCCGCCATTATCTTTTCCATTTGTCTATCTTCCCATTGATTCTTTTTATGTAAATAATCAATCATACCCTGCTCCTTTTTCGTGGAATAACCTCTTTTCAATAAACTTGCTGCTAAAATGTCTTTCTCTCGCTTAATCCATGCCATTGATTTAAGGGTCATGGACAATTTTTCATCAATCATATCTTTTTCAGTCATACCACAATAATAACTATAAAACCCTGTCATTAGCAAGTTTTTATATTTTATTCCCACTCTTTTTTGTAAATGACATAGCCTGAAATGATGGGCCAATTCATTAAATTATAATAATCAATTTTTTCGATGGTGAAATTGTGAAAGAGATAACCACCATGCGAAACTATCCATGATGCTTCTCCCTTGCAAAGTAATTGAGAATATAATATGATATGTTGCGCCGTCAAATTATTACGTATCATTCTGTTGTTTGTTAGATTACTTTTCGTAATTTTATAACAACTAAAACCATTCTTTCGCAAATTTCTAAGCATGAAAGAATCATCGTATAATTGTGAACGAGTTTTAAATTTAATGGGATTGATACCCGTGATTAAACCCAAAGCATTTGCACCACAACCAGTAGAGCCATAGAACAACGGGTCATATAGAGTAAATGGAAATTTGGAGACTTTTAATTTACTCCAATCTCTATGGTCTTTGTATGTGCCGTTTTCCATAAAAAGAAAAGTCCCGTGTTAACCTGTAACGGAAGGAGTCCCATTACAGTTCCCCTTAACACGGGACTTAATTGTTTTGTTTATCGAAGGGATGGAATGACCTTGGTGCTGGTCTTCTCAGGATTTTCCGCCGTAGGTTCTGTGGACTTCACAGCCTTGGGTTTGGTCGTCTTCGCTTTCTTAGTCTTTGCTTTTTCAGCCATAATAATTTCTTTCGTTTAATTGTTAATCAATTCAGACTCCACAATATCAGAACAGTTTTAGGTTGTCAAGGGCTAAAATCGTGGATATACCGAAATAATCATGGCACGAGATTTAAGAATGCTACCGCGACGAACATAATCATTCGTTGGGGAATATGGCTTTCCATCATTAGGGACGCGATAAAGATAACGGAATGAAGTAGTTCCGTAAATTTTTTTCAATTCTTTAATGAAATTGTGACCGTCATCATCATTGCTAACATGGGCAATGGAATGACTTTTAATTTTCAAACTGCGATACATGACCGTCACTAAACCATTAGGATGTTTGAAATAAATTGCGGAACGTGTTGTATGATAAGGTGTCAGTGTCATATTATTCTTTTGGATAAATATCATGGTATCCCGCCCATTTTAAAATTCCATATTGCAACATATATTGGTCACATCCATATTGCAAATCCGCCATGGCATTTTCCACATCATTTTGAATGAGTGTTGCAAAAAAATATTGCTTTGGACAATGTTTACGTTTGCGGTGAATTGTGGCGATAATACCTTTTTTGTCTTTCATATTAAAAAATGTGTTGGATGACTTTCTCGTAAACAAAATCGGATTGGTCATTAACCCATTCCAATTCATTGTCGGTTAAGGCACGATTTTCTTCGTCATGCCACGCCGATACAATATAAGCATCGCAATAATCAGGATAATCACACCCTTCAATACCACCAAACTCCATATTGCTAATTTTCTTTAAATCAACCATGTCCCTAGATTATCAGAAATATATAATAAGTCAAGAGTCTTTTACTTTTTTCTCATCTTGTTCAATGGCAATGGCTTGGAGTTCCTGCCAATGCTTATGAGTCTTATCCAAAAGATATTCTTTAATGGCACCCTTCAATTTTTTCTTTGTGGATTTTTTCTTTGGCATATATGATAAATATCATTGACTTTTTATATAATTGTGATAATATGCTTTTGACATTAGGGAGTTCCGCGACCCCTAATTTTTCAAAACCTATATGTTCCATACAGCATATAGGAATATACAAAGTTAAAATAAGATATTGACTTTTTATATTTTTAATGTATATTAGCAACATATGACATTACTTTCTATTGGTTCCGATGCAAAAACCGTTAAGGGTGAAAAACTTGGCTACTATACGGCCATTCAATACCTTGCGCCTAGCGATGAAAGCGGCGTGATGAATACTTGCCCTAATGCCTCTGCTGGTTGCCGTGCTGCATGTCTTTATACGGCGGGTTTTGCTGGCGTTTATAAATCCGTAAATGAATCTCGAATGAACCGCACTAAATCATTTTTTGAAAATCGTAATAATCACCTTTTGCAAATTATCAACGAAATTAAATCTCTCATTAAAAAAGCTGCGAAAGATGGAAAAGTCCCTTGTATTCGTTTGAACGGCACAAGTGATATTGCATGGGAAAGCGTTAAATATGATGGAAAAAACATGATGGAACATTTTCCTGATATTCAATTTTACGATTATACTAAAAATCCCAATCGCATGAAACGTTTTATCCAAGGGAAATTGCCGAAAAATTATTCCCTGACATTTAGCCGTAGTGAAGAAAATCAAAAGCATGTTGATGAAATTTTGGCCCTTGGTGGTAACGTGGCCGTGGTATTTCGCAATGCTCTCCCTAGCACGTATCTTGGTAAAACCGTTATCAATGGCGATGAATCGGATTTACGTTTTAATGATGGTGAAAATGTTATTGTGGGTTTGACGCAAAAAGGTAAAGCCAAAAAAGATGAAAGTGGTTTCGTGGTTACGGCTTGACATATAGGACAAAATAGTATAGGATTATAGGGATGAATGATAAAAAGTTGATTGCCAAGGCCGTGTCCAATCTCAAAAAGGCCATTACGAAAAAGAAGGATGATTACAACAACCTAACATACTATGTTGTTATCAAGACCGTCATTAATGATAAGTTCCCTGATAAACCCACTCTCTATATTGAGGGGAGTAATGTTGTAATCCCCTATATCGGGTGGTAAGAGTATTAAAAATTTCTTGACAAAATATAAAAAATAATATAATATCTCGCACATGAATAAATATCCAAATCAAATTGTTAGTTTCACGCGTCACCCTCGCTCCAATCAGCTTAATGGTTGTATTGTCGCCGCTGGTAAAAACCAAGTGGGTTGGTCTCTCTGTCACCTGAGCCTTGACAAATTCGACAAGGAACGTGCCTATCAGATTGCCCTTAATCGTGCCGTGACGGGTTCCGTGGTTCCTGTCCCCCATAGCCAGAGAGAAGCTTACAATAAGGTTGTGGAACGTGCAACTCGCTATTTCCGTAATTAAGTGAGTGGTAAATATCATCATGCAGAGTGGGTTATGCCAGAGTGGTTTCAAGAGGCTGGTCATAACCCCTCTCCTATGGGTATAAAGGTGGAAGTTTGTCTCCACAAATCATGCTCTCACTGTCATGGAACGGGGAAACGTAGTGATGGTATGGCTTGCGTTCACATGATTAGTTGTCCCTGTCGTAAATGTTCACCATGCAGTTTTTAAAATATGAAAGTTGTTAAAAAAATTAAAAATGAGCCATTGATTGATGTTGAATCCGTCATCTATAATCTTAAAAAATATGGCGGCGAAAATGGAATTTTTGTTGTGGCATTTTCGCCTAATGGACATAATTATTTTTCCATGCTGGCCCCGCGTGGTGAGAGTGATACCCCAACTTTTGGAATGTATAGTATCGGGGATCGCATTGATGTTGGTAGTTGTCCTTGGTCTGGATGTCGCAATACCTTAGAGCAATGTGTGAGAGATTGTATGACGGATGGGCATACATGTCATTATTTTTCAACGGCTCAAGAATTTGCACAGGCAATTATTGATAACAAATGGGAATTTCATTCATGATTAAAGTTTTTCAATACACCTTCAATGACTGGCACAATTACATTCTTATCATCGCCACATTTTTTCTTGTGGTAATGACACTTAAAACCGCAATTAAATCTTGTATTAAATTTTATTTTACTACGAAAAATGCCGGTGAGATTGCCAAATATCGCATCATCAACGCACCCATTAAAAATGAAAATTGAAGATTACACAATCAGTGTCAAGCATCTTTATGCGAATCGTTATGAATGTCTCGTAACGCATGTTGAAAATAAAATTACGCATGGCATCATCATTAGTGGTAATGCGGCACCCCCACATGAATGGGTCTATAACGTATGGGAGGCCAATCACAAAGAATTTTTTATTGATGTGGCCTGTGAAATTATTATTGATGAACCTATTGTAACCGTTTTGATTCCCGAAGTTTCTGGTTCACTTGTGCCTTGACATTTTAATTTTTTCTGGTAGTATATGGCCACTATGAAATTACTAAAATTTGTATTAATGATGCTCCATGTCATCCTTGTTGGCACAGTCATATGGGGACTGGCTACCCAAGATTTAGCCGCTGTATGGGGTAAGTGGGTTGTATTTATTGTGAGTCCACTATTCATCTTAACTTACGAATCTTATTATCAAATCCGAATTACTTTGAGAAAAGAACGTGGCGAAACTTCTCTGTAATCTCCTTGACATAACATCTTCTTTAATGTATTATTCATACTACTATGAATCTTGATAATCTTTTAGAGCCTCAAAAGGAACACACAAAAAATGTCCTAGACTCCATTTATTTAAATGGTGTGGGATTTGACAGTTCCGAAACGGGTTGTGGAAAAACTTTTTGTGCAGCTAGTATTGCAAAAAATTTAAATTGTCCCATCATTGTTATCTGTCCAAAATCCATTATCACCAAATGGAAAAATACTTTAAAACTTTTTGGCGTCACTCCTCTTCTCGTAATCAATTGGGAAAAGTTGGCTCGTGGCAATACCCCAAATTATAAATTTAAAAAGAAAGAATATATGAATGCCAAGGATTGGTGGCGTAGTGAAGGCATCTATTCTAACTTCCCAAAAAATGCTTTAATTATTTTTGATGAGGCTCACCGTGGACGTGGAGCAAAATCCCGTAATGGTGAAATGATGGTTGCCCTAAAAAATCATGGGTATAGACAATTACTTTTAAGTGCCAGTGCTGCTACTACGGCAACGGAGATGCGTAACTTTGGATACGTCACGAACCTGCATAATGGCGAACATTTCACTACTTTTGCCAAGGATCACGGGGCTAAAAACGACGGTTATGGCGGTTTAATGTGGGATAAGGATGCTCCCGAGGCAGTGGCGGGTATGGCTAAAATTCATAATACTCTCTATACAGAGACTATGATTGCCCATCACATGAACCGTAAAGACTTCGGTGACATCTTTCCAGACAATCAAATCATGGCGGAAAGCTTTGACTTAGGACATGAGGGTAGTTCAAAGCTACAGGCCATATACGATAGAATGGAGGCGGAAATTGCTAGTCTGGACGAGCGTTCTAAAGACTATTCAAGTCACACTTTCGCTATCATGATGAAAGCTCGTCGTCAATCCGAACTACTCAAAGTGCCTATTACTTTAGAATGGATTATTGATTCCTATGATGAGGGTATTAGTCCCGTAGTATTCTTTAATTTTATTGACAGTCTCGAAGCCGTTGCTGCTCGTCTCCCTAAACATCTCAAGTTTGGTAAGATTGTTGGTGGTCAAAGTGGCCCGATTCGTGATGCTCAATTGGATGGATTTCAATCGGACAAGCTTAGATGTATGTTGGCTAATCTGGCAGCGGGTAGTGATGCCATTGATTTACATGATACTCATGGTAATTACCCTAGACATAGCTTAATCTGTCCTAGTTGGTCGCCTACACGCACTTTACAGGCACTCGGGAGAATTCATAGAGCGGGTGGACAAACTCCCTGCGTTCAAAAATTCTTATTTGCATCGGAGATTGAAGAGAGACAACGCGTGAGAATTCATGCTAAATTAACAAACTTATCTATCCTTAACTATGGTGATTTAAGTTTAATTGAAGGCATCCCATTGTTTGAACCAGACTTTGAATTCGACCCCGACTTGGAAGGAGTATTAGTATGATTATTGCAAAAGTATTAGGTGTCAAATACCCAACGTATTATACTATGGGTAGTGTGAAGACCCAAAACAATATTAATCTCGTTCCTATCGATGACGCTGTGAAGATTAAAACGACCATACATAAACTGCTATTTGAAGATAAATTCAATTACGTATTAGTGGGTTATAATAAGAAAATGTTTATCTGTGAACGTCATGATGATACACAATATTCTCGAACGGATTGCGTGTATCATCCCTACATGAAATTAGTTGACGTGTAATAACTTTTAAGATATATTAATTAGGATGGAAAATTATATTGTAGCTTGTGGAAATTGGGTTGTGAAAATTGTCATTGACCCAACAGAATTTCCCGATGAAGAAACACTGACGTTTGAGGCAGCTACGAGAGCCATGGAAAAAATTTATGGCTATTCTGAATATACGGACGGTGAAGATATTATTGCCATGAAAGGTGAGGATGGTAAAAATGTCTTGGATAAAAAGATTAATGAAGTTACCTCAACGGATTACAAGCCTTTATTTGGTGTAATTACCGCTGTGTATAAAGAGAATACCACGGATAAAGAATATCATAGAACAAGTGAACTGTTTGCCAATGCTTCACAACCAGATTTATTTTTGGATGCAATGGAAGCCGAAAAGAAAAACAAACCTGTGTTGGATGCGTATAAAGCCAATAAGAAGAAAAAGAAAGCAAAAAAGTGATTGACTTATTATATCTTAAATGATATATTTATACATATGGAATACATCAGAGACAGTCGTGGAAAGATTTTAGCAACGCAAACTCGCATGGGAAATAAAACGGTCACGCGAGACTTTGCTTCAAATCGTGTTACGGCCACGTTTAATCCCAACACCAACCGCACTTTGGATTTTAGCCGCAATGAGCAATCCAGAGGAGACCAATCCCTTCGCTTCGTAAAGAAATAATATAAAAAATCCCTTGACTTTTTATATTAAATCTGTTATCATAAAAACGTATCACCCGACCCTTTAATTTTGAAAACCTATATTTCATATGGAAGATATAGGAACCGTGAGATATGAACAAAAAAAATGCCCGAAGGCATTTAATACTTTTTAATTGTGTATGGTAACGTTGTAGGTTTATTAGGAATCTTTGCTTTTCTTTCCACAAACAAAACCACGATGAGCAGAAGGAATACTAAAACGGCTGACGATATATATAATATAATTGATATAATATTAAATAGATTCATTACTTGCCATAACTTACAACAGTGAAACGATTCATCTTAGAACGTAAATACTTTTTAAATTTACCACCTTCTTCTTCGTAACCTTGAATGTAAGTATCATCCATTTGAGAAACTTTTACGGTGCGAAATTCCAACCAACCCGTTCGACTTCCCGGATAATAGAATGTCACGGTAAGAACGGATGCGGGTTTTTCCTCAACTTTTTTAGCTTTGGCCTTTTCCGACTTCTTCTTTGCTTCCGTTTGTTTAATGAGACCATTCATGGCCTTATTATAAGCCAAAACTCGTGATGGGGAATCCGCTAGAATCCACATATCTTCAAATCCAATGGGCGTTTCATCATAAGAAAGACTACCACAAGTAACGGCTTTCTTGGCATAAGTATCACGCTCATCACAGACACCTACATAATTATTTACGTTAGGATAAAAATAGGACGTAGGAGAAATAGGCTTGTGTGTGGCAAGTTGATAGAAGCGAAGGGCAATCTTTGCTTCGGTTTCACTACCACATTTAACGGCATACTTAGACAGATTTTTCATAATTTATTATTCATTAATACTATCAGAAATACTTAAAAAGTCAAGGAATATTTTGCAATTTCAAACAAAATTCTTTGCGATATTGACATGTATCATTTGCATCTATACGTAGCATCTTCGCTTTTTTCGTCAGATACATACTATAGACACTGATATTCAAGGATATGAATAGAAGGATAACAATCTTCATGGAATACTTTTAATAAACTTAATTGCGCCCGTTTCACTCATACACTTAGATAGTTGTGTCCAATTCGCACTAAAGATTTTAACTCCTTTATAGTTCCATGGGACGTATTCCACGATATAATCAATACCACCCCTATCCATGCGAAAAGTGCATCGGTTTTGCCAACTTGTATCATTGGGGTCAGTTGTATATGGATAGACCGTGAATCCAAAAGATTTAAATAAATTCTTCCAGCATTGTGCATATTCTTTTGCGGCAGTATTGGCATTTTCCCAAAATTCTATATAAGCATCTTTCGTTGATTTAAGCATAATGAGATATTACCACAAAAATATAATAAGTCAAGGACATATAAGAAAAAACGGACAATGAATTTCTTCACTGTCCGTTCCACTATGAACACACCATCCTTGGCGTGAGAATGCGGGTTACAAATCCGCAAATTGATTAACTCGTAAAGCGACCATTAGCGTCTCGCTTGATATAAGGCTGGCTCACCTTGGCCTTCGGAGCATCCTCCTGAGCCTTTTCATCGGCATCCAGAGGGCCAAACATATCCTCGTATTCGTCAATGGTGTAATGGTCAAGGTCATACACACGGCTCAACACAAATCGCTTGTATTGCTTGTCATCGTTCAAATCATATCCTTCGATATAATCATCACCTTCCTCGACAATACCGATAGTATAAACTTCATTGGAACCGTCCAATTTAGTATAATCAAACTCGGCAATTTCCGTATATTCCGGCGCAGAACCGTCCGTTTCAGGCTCATCCGTCAATTCAGGGCAATCGAAGTAAACACCATCCAAAGGACGCTCGTATTCACTAATCACCTTGTATTTGTAGGTGCGAAGCTTTTGACCATTACAATCGCTAGGGATGCTAACAACATCAGCAGGATTGATTTCGACAATCACAGTCTTAGAACCGAACGTAGTTGCATACTCCATACTACCAGCGTGGAGGCCATGACTACAAGTGTTGTCCTTGTTATCATCCACTTCATTGCGCTGACATTCAACGACTTGACCAACACCATTGAAGATACGACCATCTTCACGAACAACACCACGGACGAGCTTTTTGATAGTGCCAGCGGTGACACTGTAAAAATCGCTATTCAATCCCTTATAGGCCAAGAAAGTGCCATTTTCGGTGATGGGCAAAGCCTTATGTTCAAGGAACTTATAAAGCTCGCTAATCGCACGATTCGAGGGATTAGCGTAGAGGTTGTTGATAAACTTCAAGATGGGGCGAACAGGAAAACCACCCTTCAAAAAGTCGAAGATACGACCAACAATTACACCGTCAAGGCGATTGCCAGCATAGAGAACTTCATTGCCGACGATGCTAACCTTACCTTCGGTGTAGCTGGCAAATGCGGTTTTAACGTCAACGGCATTGACAAACGCCGTAGCGTCATTGTCCTTCAACGCCTTGAGAATTTGCTCCCAATTAGTGCGGGTTGAATCCGCAGTATAGTGCTTGCCGTTCACAATGGCAGTCACGCTCGTAGGAACTCCGTTGTTCCAAGTATAGATGGTCTTAATGTTCGTAGTCATATTATTATTTTTTTGTTTTAATCAATTATTCAATTTACTCACACAGTTTATCATTTTCTCACACTTTGTCAAGGTATTTCTTAATCTTTTCTTTATTGTCAATATCGAGGTTATGGAAACCCTGATTCAAAATACCAATTAAGGAATACTCCGTTTCCAAGCTATCAAACAAGGCTTTCACCTTGGCTTTATTGGCATCCGTCACCGTGATGTATTCCGTCAAGACACCCATAAGCGGTTCAAATTTCACATTATGGAACTTAGCCAATTCTGCCAAGTCACCTTTCTTATATGTCTTGGACAACCACGCACTAAAGTAACTCGTAACGGAGAATACATTAACTTCTCTGTCGGCAAGGCTCTTGTATGCCGCATATAATTCCAAATCCGCATTACCCTGCAAATACTTGGCAATCTCGGCCTTGTAATAAGTATCAAAGTCCGTCCATTTCGACTTGTTCAATTCAAAGGCTTTTCCTTCCATCACCTTTTGATTGATACCATACAGAACCTTAAAGTTCTTATCAATATGGTCACGAATGAAGTTAATGCGGTCATAGATATTCGTGGCGTTCTTAGGCGTTCCACTTTCCATTTCGACATAGACACCACCCTCGCTCATATCTTTGTCCGTTGCAGACCAATCCGAACGACTACCATAACCATAGTAACTACGACTATTCACCGTGTCAAGAAAACGGATATTTCGCATGTTAGTATCACGCGGAGTAGTTGACACAACCCCACTGGACGAGTTGCGAAGAATAGTCTTTTTCACGGCATCACTAATATCAGAATACTTAGTGAAAGGAACATCATTGTGCAAGACATTCGTAAAGATAGTATCGCGTTCAACATCATCGGCAAACTCGAATACATAAAAGGTCGTGCAGTTCTTAGTTTCTTCCAGATACTTCAATGCCTTTTGGACATAGACAGCTTTTTTCTGGTCAACTAACAGAATCATGGCACTAGTCTTACAAGAGATACTGTTGTAGTTATAGACATTGATAGGCTGGCAACGGAAGATACTATTGCGCTTCGTATAAGTTTTCATATACGGGTCGCCGCCATTGAATCCGAGGTAACTAACGGCAGGAACAGAAACCGTGCCTTGTGTCCCTGCAAAACCATCAATGATTTCATTCGTGATGGAAATACCCTTGTAGGTGAGTTTGATAACACCTTTCAAGCGATGCAGCGACGAGGAAAGCTGATCGAAAATTTCATAATACATTTTCTTTGCTTGCCACAGAGACGTAGCGGTGTCCATGCGTTTCTGGCATTCCACGGCAATCTCATTCAAGACTACTTCGACACGGGCCAAGATAGCGTCATTAGTCTTTTCAATGTATTCAAGACTTTCACGGGATGGAGACATTTTAATATCGCCAATGTTGAAGTCGAAAATAAATTCGGATTCCGTGATAAAATTGTGAGAATTACCATGCAGACCACCACGGTTATTAGTCTCAAAAAACTTACCCCATTTGACGTTATCCCAATTAATAGGATAGGAGATACAACCCATGATAGCCTTGCTGCCATTGCTACGACGATTGTAATAACTATCACCCGTGCTTTTAGTGATGCGCCAGCCCGTTCCAGAAAGAACCGTGGCGAAGTCAACTAAATTGGTATAATCAGTTTCCGTGAAGCCTTCGATTTCAAAGCTACCTTTCGGCCAATACTTGAAAAAGTTTTTGGCATAGTCAATAAAGTAGTTGGTATCTTCACTTTTGACACTGATAACAATTTCAAGACCATCAGGCTCCGTAGTCGTATCAGTCGTGAGAGTAATCAGCTTGTTACGGGGAGAATCTTTGACGCAGTTATAAACGGTCTTTGTGCCATTCATATAGCTAACCACGAGGAAATTGCCGCCATAGCTCAATCCCGCCTTGGAACCAATACCCATTTGACCAACACCAACATTGCTACCACGCTTAGTGGATTCACCATAGCTAATGAAGATATTAACCATTTCCTTATGAGTCAAACCCGAACCATAATCACGGACTTTGAAAGTTTGGTCAAAGCGGGAAGGGAGAGTAATTTTGACGGGGAGATTAGAACGTCCTGCCATTCTGTTAGCGTCAAGGGCGTTAGTGCTATATTCACGGATAACAGCGAGGGGTTTGTTGCTATACAGTCGGTTTTCCACAATATCAATAATGTGGCTCATATTCGACTCTTTAATGCCAAATTCGGCAATTTCAAAATCTTCGGAGATTGTAGTGCTATACGGTGACGCTTCGGTAATCATATTATTATTTAGTAAATGTGTTATAGTGTTTCTATTACGAGGACAATCTTAGCAGAAAAATATAAAAAGTCAAGGGGAATTTTATATTAAAAATTGGTGGGCCTGACCGGACTTGAACCGATAACCAACGCATTATGAGTGCGCTGCTCTAACCGATTGAGCTACAGGCCCATATATGGTTTTCTAGGATTACCATAAACCTTATATGTCATTAAGCCACACCACCAACGGCATCGGCAAGGGCAAGGGCTTCATTGGCAAGGTTATGAGCGTGGTCGGCCAAAACATGAGCTTCGTGAGCGATGGTCGGTGTTGGTGCCTCCAGAGCCGCAGCAACGGGAGTTTCGGGTGCCTTGGTCTCAGGAGTTTCGTGAGTGTATTTCATCACGGTATTAACCACGGCCAGACGCTTGGTAACGCCGTGAAATGCCTTATTGAAGCGAACACCTGTGCCATGCTTCGCCGCATCGTAGGTTTCACCACGAGGGACATAAACCACATGTCTGTCACCTTTATGATCCTTGGACGGCTTACCACGACCGACAGGGACGCCATTCATCAGGACAGTGCGAACACCCACAACAGTAGTGCCGCGTTTCGTATAATTACGTTTCGTATCTTTTTTGTTTTTCGTTTTCATTTTTTGTTTCTTTCTTTTTCGTTGTTTACTATATTAACACTATAATATAAAATGTCAATGTTTATATTTGGGCAATTTGTCTTCTCCGCTATATTCACCCAACCAAATTTGTGGCAATCCAACGGGGCCGTCAATTTCCGCCCAAAGGCAAGTTTTGGTGCCATCCGTGAAAGTGACTATCCAACAATTAATGGATTTGGTATTAATAGACTTAATTGTTTTACCAACAAGGGGTTTCGTATTTTTATTCATAATTTATTCAGCGATGTAACGCGTTAAAGTAAAACATCCAATTTCCACCATATCACCTTCATTGTCATGGAGAATAATAATATTTCCATCAACATTAGCATCTTGAATCATCGTACCAGAGAATTCAAAACTAAAAATTTGACCGATTTCATCCGTATAGCCAAGTGATAATGCCGTATCATTATCTTTATCATCCAAATCTTCGCGTTGCGTATATTCCCAATTATGAAGGAGATACCCATCAACTTCGAGAACCGTGGCGAATTTTAACATCTTTTCAACTTTTTCAAGGATAGTCATATTATTATTGTTTTTCGAGCATTCCAGTTTCTTTATAAAAATCAATCATATCATGGTTCACTTCAAAGGAACCATCAATAAATTCCGAGGTAACAGGCAATGGAGCATCTTCGGCTTCGAGAATGGCAGCTTCCAAATTGTCCGCCTCAATCTCCAAATCACCGCATACTGTCCAAGTGCAAGGTATTTTATATTTCATAGTGTTAATACAATATTCTATTTAAATGAGTTTGTCAAGGGGAATTTGATTTTTAATTAATGTTGCTTCCATGGATTCATACGCTTTTACTTTGGCATCCATATATGCACGAAAATTTTGTCTGTCAGTTTCTTCGAGTTGATTAAGACCCTCGCTCATTTTCATCGTTATACAACGCATTTTAGCATCTTGAATCATCTGTGCAACAATTTCAACGGCATGAGTATTTTCCGTGAAATTTTCATTAGTGCAAACAAGAGCGGTCACTTCCACAGTTATGGGAAAAATTTTGGTATTCATATTATTTTTTAGGAAAGACTCTATCAACGGCATTATCAAAACGGTTCATCCATCCAAATATCATCACGCCAAACATGATAAGTGCGAAAATTCCAATAAATACATCACTGATACCCAACATTGCGTGGGGTTTGGATGGCGGTAAAATAGCTTGTGTTTGCGTTACGGTATGCCCATAAATCTTCACATCAACCTTTGCCGCTGCTTTATTGATGCTACCCGCGACATGTTTCGTCAGTGTCCAGATATTATGGTGGTCATTCGTAACCATTACAGTATTCGTATTCATTAAATGTATATTATCAGAAATATCTATTATGTCAAGGGTTTTTTATATATCCTTTAGCAATCAATACTTTCTTAATGTATTTTGTTAAACAGACGATTGCCAGAGAATTAATCAGTAACAGGCAAGTAAAAGTGGTATTGCTCATAAATTATAATGATGCTATTAAATAATCCATATCGTGTCTATCGTTCTTACCACGAATATATACGTTTATGAACATTGCAGTGATTGCAGGATAAAGGTGTTCAGGAATTTGAACGGCGGTTTCATTAAAAAATTCATCAAATGATTCTTTTAAATAACTTAATTGCGCTTTTTGAAGGGCATCAATCTTATTTAATTGTTCGGGTGTGGCCATATATTTAATTTCCATGATAATATGCCATTACGTTTTAAATGTCAAGAAACAATTTCATATTTATCCAATTTAAAAGACGGGTGGTTTAAATTACTGATAACACGGATAAATTCAACCCCGACGAATTCTTGCTCGGAACATCCCTCTTTAATGCAGTAGGGAAGCTCATTGTAGGCCGTTATCCATTCTTCTAGCTTACCATGCTCAAATAGGTCAATAAGCTCCATCTGTCTATCACGCTGTTCTCCATTAAGCGTTTCCATGATAGTCTGACGTTCCTTTTCAAAGTCAATATCGAAATGTCCGACGAATGATAGTTTTTTCATATATTAGTTATTATATTTTTATTATAGGAATAGGGTCAATGATGTTCTATGTTCAAGGGAAAAGTTTCTACATAAGCGACAACCTTTATTACCTTTCCTAAGATATTCATTATACCAGTGCTTCATGCGACGTTTAGAGCCACGCGACCTATAACGATGGGCCAAGCGATAAGCAATTACGGCCTTGTCGAAGTAATGTAAGTAATTATTAAGTTCTTTATTCATTATGTAAGTGTATCAAATCCAAGGGAAAATACAATGGAGGCGAAATACTAGCGGTAAAAAACCTAAGACATATAGGATAATAGCCCTTGACTTTTTATATTATTGTGGTATGTTATGCGTGTGAGGTGACCCAAACCAGAAGGGAGTTCCGCCACCCCTAATTCGATTTTTATAATACTTCTACCTTTTATTATATTACTTTTTATATATAATGTCAAGGATAAAATGAATTGCATATTATGTTGATTATTAACACTTTAGAAAAAAATGTGGTATTCCCCTTTGTTCCTCTAATGTCCCTCTACAATAGCAATATATAGGCTTTTCCCTCGTAATACTGCATTCAGATTATCATTTTTCTATTAGTTTTTCTTATCTTAAAAATTAAAAAAATTTACTTTAACGTTAATCCCTGTCAATAATAATATATTCAATTACATATTTACATTATATAGATTATATGATATTTTTTCGTAATACTAATCATATGGCATAAGACAATCGGCATAACTCATAAAAATTAAATGTTACGATTCATATCATACAATCCGTATAATGTAATGAAGTGTATAAGGTATATGAGTATAGTCGATATGATGTGTATGGAGCCGACAGCGATAGTGTAGATAGTAATTGAATATATAAAAAAATATAATTGTGTATATATAAAATTTCTTTGGTGAAATTTTTATCCGAGTGAAACGAGGAAGGGATATACTTCTTTCTCTACGTCCTACTCCTTCTCAATATTCCATACATGAATTACATATTATTATTTATGCTCTACACTGTCTCCCTACCCTTTACATCCTTACCCTACCTGCTATAATGATGCTTTGAGGGACACCACATCATATAGTAGTCATGATTATAATTGTGTATATAGTCTTATTATATATCGAGGGGAGGGGTGGGGGGTCGTCATTTTAACCCTCTCTAGCCATGGGGAATGTGTCTAATGCCCTTAACTCTTCAAGGGATTAAAACAGTTCCAACAATACTCCGTGGATTTTTGACGCACATCATTCATCCATACAATATAACAGACACTATGGCAATCTCGACAGACCCTTCTTATTTTCTTTATCTTAGTCATGGCGTCTTTACCTTCATTATGGCTTTATCAATGGCCTTGCGTAAGTCTCGTGAACAGCCATCACCATTGCCCAAAGGATTCTGTTGTGTATAGATGACCCAGTTAACATCGTAGTCTATATCGGCTTTATTTTTTATAATCCAATTAAGTCTATCCGTATCCGTTATATCATTCATATTATATTCCTTATGTATTTTTATTATTACAAAGATTACCCACGATTTTTTCGGCTTCCATTATCATATCCTCTTTCGTTATGTGATGAGCCGTTGACGTTATGTATTCTCCTTTTTTATTATGGATACCGCCATAAATCATACCGTCATAATGCGTATGTATCTTGATGATGAGGTCATAACTATTATAAATGTTTTTCATAATTGAATATATACGCAATTAGATTTCGTATAGACTGATTTGATTAAGGGAAGACTTACGATATATAAAGCATTTTCTGTTTAATAATCATTCCATCTTTCACCACGAGCAAACCTGATGAGCCACAAAGAGGGCCAATAGTATCCCATGCGTATATATCATAACCGTTCTTACTTTCAATGAATTTATGTTTATCGGATAAAGGTCGGGATTCTTCCAAATAATAGAAATCTTCATTATCCTTTCGTTTAATAGCAGTAATGTGAAAAATATCATTAATGTTTTGATATTCCACCTCCAACATATCCGTGCTATCTTTTAGGGCATCAACGACTTCCCTATGATAACCCCCATTAATTGTTTGATTTTTAATGTCGGGTATGGGGATTTCCACGAGGGCTTCTAATAACTTAACTTCTTTCAATAGGAAGTTGGCACGATTAAATGCTTCTTCCGATGTTGAATCCGTTGCTATCACAGGTAATGATTTGTAATAGGGACGCTTCAATGCACAGGATACAA